TTGGTTGTTTCCCGGGGGGCCCCCCCCCGGGGGGCGGGGGGGCCCCCCCCCCGGCGACTTGCCGCCTATGACCAACTGCCACCCTTGGGGGTGGTGGTCGACGATCTCGAAGGACTCCATCGGGCCGTGCGGATGGTCGATCAGCACAGCCCACGGAGGAACGAAGTTCACACCCAACACCGGTGCGATGAACACACCTTCGGGCGCGTACTCCCCCTGAGGGTTGAGGAAGGGGTCGAGGACGCCGCCGAGGACGCCGCCCTCGACATTGATTAGCTGCGTGAGGATTCCATCCAGGAACGTTCCGGTTGGTCCGGTGACGCCTGAGCGGTCGGTCACCTTCACGACGTAGGTGGGGACCTTCAGGTTGCACCACTCATCGGGCTGCGGATCACCCACCCGCCACAGTTCGACTTCGACGGTGATGCCGTAGGCCTTGATGAGTTTGTCTATCGCCGCCTGGACGGTGTCCATCCGGAAGTTGCCCTCTATGAACGGGCTCGGATCGAACAGCGGGTTGTGGTGCACCACGTAGACGGGGGTGGTGAGCATCTCGAGGATGTCACCATTGGATGAAAGCCAGGTTCCGAACCACGCCCGCAGGTCAGGATTTAGTGAGAGGGCATTGTTGACCAGTTCCCACAGGCCGGTCTGAATCCGAAATGCTTGCTCGGCGATCATGATTTCGATGACCGAGCAGATCGGGCCGATGAACACGGCGTGGGACGGCACTTGCACTTGGATGGGAAGCAGAAAGTTTGGCCATACGAGCAGGTACGACAAAATCTCGGAGATGCCGAAGCACTTCACCGTGACAGTACGAAGCCGGTTGTCGAGTTTGTAGGAGGCGGTGTCGACGACGCACGCCCACTTCAGATTCCCGACGACGATCTCCACGCCGACGAGCTCGACGCGGCACTTCCGAACGTACTTCTTCAACCAAGAATCACCCGGCAGAACCAACTCAGCTGTCGGGACACCATTGCGGGGCTTCGCTGCCTGCAGGGAGATGCGGTCTCCCGCTTCACCGATGCGCTTCCAGTACTTGTCGCAGACGTAGACGACGACTTCCCGCGCGTCGACCTCTTGGAGGTAGGCGGCCATCTCCGCCGCGGAGACGATTCTGAAGGGATCGTCGGAGCTGAGTCCATCTGCGATCTGGGGGGCCAGATCGCTTGACAGTTGACTCATCAGAACGGATACCTACGTCTGGGGGTGATGGAGGTGACGATCTTCGCCCCAGCGCCGCCGCCCACGATCTTCACCGCGATGTGAGATTCCACCGGATCACCCCCGGCAGCCTTCGCTGGAATGGAGTTTGAGAACCGTCCACCGAGTAGGGAGTAGAGCTCAGCCTGCGGCGGGAGAATCCCAAACCACGACTCGAACTCCCTCAACAGTGGTGGGATGTTCCCGTTCATCGCGAAGGAAATCAGGTTCTTCAGGAACGTCTGCCACGGGTTCAACGCTTGCCCCGGCGGGGGGATGATGGTGAGGTCGTAAACACCCCGACGCCTGGGTTCCGTTCGCAACAGGACGATCTGGTTCTGCAGCAAAGGCCCGAAGGTGATCATTGATCCACCAGGCCCGTTGGCGATCTGCACCTGATCGAACGGCCCGTATACGACGTGGTCGGCCCACGCTTCCTGATCACCAATGTTGGTGACCGTGTTGAACCCCTGGCCGGTGCCTCCGGTGTTGATGACGTCGACTTGAGCGAACGGGAAGATTCCGCCGGTAAGCGTGTCGGTGGTGGTGGCCTTCGGCTGCGCTACCCCACCCAACGCGCCGATGAACGTCACATCCCATGGGCCGGAACCGGTGACGGTGGCGTTCCCCGCCCCTACGGACGACAGTCCGGTGATGGCGGTTTGCAACGTGGCGGCTGAGGCGGTGCGGGCGATGTTCCCGGTGGACTTCCCGCCGAACTGGTACACCCAGTTGCCGCCGGTGGGCGAATTCTTCAGCGTGATGCGCTGCACCGCATTGGACAGTCCGGAACCGAACTCACACACGGAGTCGTAGGACCGCCAAAACCCGTCATCCGCCCGTGCCGTCCAGGTGAACCTTTGCCGACACGACGCAGCCCGCATCAACGTTTCAGTAGGAGTCTTGAACCAACGTACGGGGGCGAACCAGTAGGCGTTGTCGCAGATGGTGAACAGTTCCCCTTGGGCTTTGACGTCCCACGACTCGATCCACCGCCTGATTACCTTGCGGGCGGATTGGGGTGTGTTGCCGTGCATCTCGCACACCATGTCCACGACGATCGGGTCATACACCGCACCCTGGAACGTCACCCCGTCCTGATTGGCACCCTGCTGGTCTTTGGTCTGCCAGATCGGCATCAGACCCTTGATGGATTCGATGGTGACGCCGTCCTGAACCCCCGGGATGGGGGCTTGTGGACCCATGAGGGCGAAGGACACACCCTTGTTGGGTGAGATGTATCCGACGATCGGCTCGTCGCCTTCTTGGAGGACCCTGCACCCGAGTGGAGTGATGGGGCCTGCCGGGAATGTCATCATCTGGGGCCGCCAGCCTGGTACTGCGCATACTGTTGCCGCGCAATGTCACCGCCCACGGCTTGGCCGTCGTTGCCGCCGGTGTGCATGTTCTCGATGTTCACCATCGGCCCCGGTGGGGGTGCCGGCTGCCCTTGCCCCTGCGGCCCCTGCTGCTGTGGGGGTGCGGACTTCTGTGCCGCGTTCGGCGTAGCAGGACGGGCGCCTGCGATACCGCCGGCGATCTTCCCGAACCACGACTTACCCGGATCACCCAACTCTGAGTTGTGCGGAAGGAACGTCTCCATCAAGCCGGAGACGCCGATGGCGGATGCTTGGGCGCCGAACTGAATGGCCCTGGACGCCAGCTTGATTCCGGTCTGAGCTGCTGCTCCGCCTCCGGGGAACATGGACGCAGCAGCAGTGAGCGCGGAGTCGATTGTTCCCCCGGGGGTTATCCCGACACCACCACCGCCACCAGGTGCCGCTGCTTGGGACATCGACTGGGTGCCCTGCGCGCCGCCGATACCGGGCTGGCTCGCAGCCCCGCCGGTCATCGGACCGGAAGCGGGACTGCTGAATACCGGACCTTCCCCCCCGCCGTGGAGGTTCGCGGGGAGTCCGAGATTGCCCGCCGATTGGCCGGGACTGGCCGGTACGAATGTGTTTGGCCATGCGCCTGGCCCCTGCGCAGCCAGGGTCTTCTCGGCGATGGCTTTCTGCTGATCCGGGGTGGCCAGATTAGCGGTCGGCGCGTACTGCTGGCCGCCCATGCCGTTCCACGTGTTCGGATCGAACTGCAGCCCGCCGTAGTAGCCGTTGCCGGTGTTGGTCTGCCAGTTGCCGCCGGATTCGCCCTGCGCGATGGCGTCCCAGTTGGCGCCAGCAGGCGCGGCGCCGGGCATACCGCCGGGAGAAAACGAGGGCGCCCAGTGCACCATCCCCGCTTCGTCGCCGTACGTGCCACCAGCGGTGTTGAAGTAGCGTCCCGATACGTCCTGCCCGCCCGCAACTCCGTACGGAGTGCCGTCCACGCCCTGGTGGATCATCATCGCGGAGAGCTCGGGGTTGGTCTTCAGGAAAGCTGCGAGTGCGTCCTGCTGTGGTTGTGGTCCGGTGACGTCGACGGCGTAGCCCGAGCTACCGGGCACGCCGTGTAGTCCCGATCCGTCGGCGTTACCGTGCGGTGTACTGGCCGCGGTGAGACCCGGGCCGCCGAACTGCTGAACGAATTGCTGCATCCATTCCGGGATTTGAGGTGCACCACCACCCGCGGGGTTCTGGTACAGCGGGGCGATGCCGAGGCGCTCCATCTCTTGGCGGGTGTAGGTGACTTTGTCTCCGGGCATCTGCGGGACGCTGATTCCGCTGCCGAAGTTGTTGCTTCCACCGCCGAACGGCATTCCCAAACCGCCGTACCCGCCGCCGGTGTTGCCTGCGCCGCTACTCTGCGTTTGCATTTGCAACACGGCGGCCTGGAGGGCAGGGTCTTTCGCAATCGCACCACCGAGCGCGAGGTCGCCGAGGAATGTGACGAGGTTCTTCACGATCCCCGGTATGCCACCCGAGATTCCGAAGTCCTGATCCAACGGGGCGAACACATCGTGCAGATCCCCGGAGGCTTTCTTCATCTTCCCCTGGCGCGCTTCGAGGTCCTTGAACTGCGCGTCATACAGGGCGCGTTCCTGCTCCTGCAGGTTGTTCTTCGCCGTCAACAATTCCGCTTGGGTGGCGGTGCCCTTCGCCTCCAACACTGCGAGGGCAAGCTTGCCCTGCTCCAAATTGTGGGCGGCGGTCAAAGCCCTTGAGTCGGCCTCGAATACGTCCTGCTGGTTCGCCATCGGACCGGGGGCGGGCATCCCCGCAAGGGGGTTGCCGACCTGCCACTTAGTCGGGTCGATGTACGGGGTGTCCTGCTTCCCGCCCTTGCCCGGATCAGTGATGGCGGGGTCGGTGTAGTCCGACACCCCGGGTGTGGGAACCCCAGGAGTGGCTACCCCTGAGTTTGGTACTGGCTTCAGTTGGCCATCACGGGTCCGGTACATGTGCGGCGCCGCGCCCGTCGACTGACCTGCTATCGGTGTCCACGTGGGGTCCAAGAAACCCGAGTACCCGGGAGCCATCGTCTTATTGCCGATGCCAGGGTTGTCGAAACTCCCACCGCCACCGCTATATCCGGGTATGGATGTAGCACCCGGCACGGCGGCATTCTGGACGATCTTGCCGTCTTCGAGGTGATACCCGGGGAAGTAGTCTTTGTCGCCCGGCTTGGTGGTGTAGTTCGCAACGGGATTGTTCTGGCCCACCGAATACGCGGAGCCAGCTGCTATCAGCGGCATCAGGAACGCCGGAATCTTGATGGCGGCTAGGGCGGCGGTGATCCCACCCGCGCCTTCGACGGCTGCAGCCGGAAGGACGAGCTTCAGAAGGTTTGCGATGCTGGTCAACGAAGACGCCAGTGCGGCAACACCCTTGATGGATTGCCATGCGACGAACGCCGTCACCACGGCCTGTGCTCCACCAGGGATGGAGTTGATGATGTCCAAGACCTGCTTGATGACGGGTAGCCACGTCTTCGTCGCACTTGCCGCGGCCTGGAACATTCCCGCCAACACCGGACCCGCGGAGACGGCGATGTCCTTCAACTGGGACAGCATGTCGCGGCCCTGGGCGAAGTACTGCCGCAGATCCGCCTGCCCCTGAGTGGAATTCAGGAATGTCTGCAACTTCCCCGTCGCAGACTCCAACGTCCCCAGCAGACCTTGGCCACCCCCGGCCGCTTGGGTGATCGCGGTGAATGTCTTACCGAGGTTCAGCGCGGTCTCGCCCAACTGACCGAATCCGGTGATGCCGTCGTTGATCCACTTCGAAAGGTTGCCGTTTGCGTTAGCGGTGGACATGAACCTGTCGAAGCGGTCCGCCACGGAGCCGATAGCCTCGGCCAACCTGGGTAGCGTGTCCGACCCGGCCGCCGTCAACACGCCTACGGCGTGGACGATTGGCTCGATGGCTGCCGTCAATTTGCCTTGAGCGTCAGCGGTGTTCCCGAGGATGCGGTCTAGGAAGCCCTGCGACGAGCTAGAACCGAGCGAACGCATCACCTCGGTGAGGTTCGAGCCCAATGCCTTGGAGATGCCGTCGACACCCTTGGTCACCACGGGAAGGTCGGCGGATACGAGGTTCTTCAAGTTCGCCGAGAAGCCCTCGAACATGTTTGTTGCGGCGACGTCCCGCAACTCAGTGAACGTGCCCTTCAACCCGACAACAGTTTTGACTGCATCCGCAGCATTCGGAGACAGAGCGGCAAGGGCCTTGTTCGCAGCCTCTACCGAACTCTTCGTGCCGTCGAGGGCCTTGATGGAGGCGGTGAACGCATCCGACATCCCCGACATGCCCAAAGCAGCCGTACCCGCTGAAGCGGCGATCCCGGCGAAGATCCCCGGACCCGCAAGGGCAGCACCCGACAACTGCTGTAAAGCTCCCGCTACCTCGGCCAGTCCTGTTGCGGCGGCAGGAAGCATCCCCGCCACCCCTACAAGGCCCACGCCCATGAGGTTGAACGAACCACCCAAATCGCTAAAGGACTTGGTTGCCTTCTTCGTCGACTGCTCAACCTTATTCGTCGACTCGTCGACCTCGTTGAGTTTGGTCTTGTGGTCGTCCATCGCCCGATTGACGTCCCGCAGCGCCTGCTCCTCGGCGCGGATGGCCTTCGCCAACCGTTCTGACTGCGCGATCCGCTGGGTGTCGGTGACGTTCGACTTGTCCTTGAGATCGTTGAGTTTCTGCTGCTCGACGATGACCTTGCCGGAGGCGTCCTGAACCTTCTTCAGCGCCTTCTCGATCTCGGGGACCTTCGACGTAATGCCCTTGGACAGGCCATCGCCGAAGTCCTCCCCAGCGTCGTTGCCGGCCTTGTCGAAGTACTGCTGCGCTTCCCTGGCGGCTTCACGGGCAGTGGCCTTGTTGAGGCGGGTGACGACGTCCAGGTCAATGGCCATCGGTCACCGCCTTTCGGTTCTTGCCTTGGAGTTGAGCCAGATTCGAGTCGTGCTTCTTCACCCGGTACTCGACGAGTTGGTCTTCGAGATGCTGTTGAAGGGGAGACAACAACAGTTCCGGCATGTATCCGGAGTTATCCGAACGGGCCAAAGCGGTTTCGTTGACCAGGCGGGCTTCCCGATACTCCTTGTCCGACCAGTCCCCACCCCGCCGAGCAGTCCGGTAGGCGGACTCGTCGGGCAGGAAGTCGATGAACTCCAACAACTCCCGGCTAGACATGACCCCTTGATGCCACTCGCGGATATGTCTGCGGTGGAATCTTGAGAGGTCGGACGCTATTTCAGTCGGGAACGTCCGCCAATGCGGCAGAGCCACCTTCACTTTTGGGATCCGCCTTCTCACGCTCCGCCAACTTCTCCGCGAGCTTCTTCACCCGGTCGGCGAACTCAGACGACTTGCCCTTCGCCGCCTTGAACTCCTCGTAGCCCTCTTCGCCAAGGAGGGCGATCACCAGTTGGATGTTGTAGTTCGGAACGACCAACTGCCCATCGGTTTGGTACGGCTGAAGGAACCCGGTGCCCTTGATGACACTCGGGGGGTATTCGGTGACGACCTCAGTCCCATCGGGATCCTTGGCGGTCACCGTTCTTCCGGGGAGCTCGCCGTCGGGGACCTTGTCACACTTGGAGAACTTGAAGTTCAGTGCGTCGAACCGTTCCTGCTGATCGTCGTCCAACAAACCAACGTTGGGCACGCCAAATGGAACCCCCGTAGGGGTGGTGTAGGTTTCGTCGGCGGTGAACCCGTCAAGCTCCTGGGCTTGGTCCCGCGCATCCTGAACCGAGGATTCCCGGCGGGCCTTCGCGGCCTCGATCTCATTCAGTAGATCACTCATGGGGCTGTTCCTTTCATGGGCTGTTGGGGCTGTTGAAGACTCATCGGGTGGGCGCACAGCCCAGCACGCCCACCCGATGAGCGACTTATGCGGTGGTGGCGATGTTCGACGACGACGACGTACCGGTCAGCGCGGAATCCGAGGTGGCCTTCACGCGGAACTTGTACGCAGTGGCCGTCGTCAACGACGTCACACCGATCGTGACGGTGGTACCGACGATCGTGGTGGTGCCTTGCGTGGCAGTGGTCCACGACGAGTACGGCGACACGGACTTCTCCACCACGTAGGTGAACTCGTCGGGTGCCGGGTCGGTCGGCAGGATCGGCGTCGTGAACGCCACCGTTGCACTGGTGGCACCCGTCTGGGTGGCGACGGGAGCCGAACCCGGGAACGACGGTGTGCCGGCCTGATTGCGCCAGCCTTCGCCCTCACGGACGATGTACACCGGGGTATCGGCGTACGGGCACGGCAGCGCCCCGTACGTCAACTCCAGGTCGTCGGGGTCCTTCTTGTTCAGCTGCGTCTTGCCGACCTTCTTGCGCGCTACGCGGGGGAACACGTAGGCGAAGTGGAAGGTGCCGTCCTCGGCGAGGGCGACGATCTGGCGTTCGATTAGGTTGGCGTTCATCGGCTTCGCGAGGCTGTACCCCGATGCACCCGCATCCGGTACGGAGATGAGTGGCATGTCGAAGCGCAGCAGGTCGACGACGGGATTGGATTCCCGGCACGTCCACATCACTTCGTCGTCTTCGTCGGTGATGTCCCACCGCTGCGACCTGCGGGCCTGGGCGACCTTCACGCCCTCAACTGACACGTTGGGGGTGATGGACACTCCGTCGTCCTTCAGGGCGCCGACGTCGTAGAACTGGCCGCCCGGGAAGTCGGGGTCCAAAAGGTCGTCGCGGTAGAACCCGTCAGTGGCGTACGGGGTGAACAGTCCGTTGGCGTTCAGGCCAACGGCAGCGTCGCGGAGGTTCGTCAGGACGCCGTGGTAGTCGCGGGCTAAAACATTGGTGATGATGCCCTTGCGGATGCCGAGCGGGTTGAAGCCATACGCTGCTTCCCACTCAACACCGGTACTTGGCAGGGTCATTCGCTGTTCCTTTCGTGGAATGCCCTCTGTGCGGGCAGCACTGATCCACCGAGGTCGGGCTCGGTGGAGTCTTGGGGGGCTGTTTTAGACGGCGACCATGCGCAGGTCCACCGCGTATCGGGAGACGAAACGTTGAATCTTGGTGTTGTCGCCGTAGGAGAGCCAGTGCGGCGACACCGACGTGGTGACGGAGTCCGCATAGGCGACACCAGTGGAGATGGTGACGCGGCGTTGAGGCGCCAAGGGGGGGCCAAGCGCCAACATGCGTCTACGGGTCAGGCGGGCTTGTGCCTCAACGAGTTCCAAGGTGGCTGCGTAGTCGTCGATTTGGTAGATGCCGTGGTCGGTGATCTTGTCATCCGATCCACCAACGATTGAGACCATGGAGAACGGCACCCCATCAAGAATGTCCTTCGCGGGGCCGACGTCCCTACCGTCAATATCCTTCAACGGCACCAGCCAAGCGATGAGTAGTTCGATCCCGGAAGGGGTGTCGGAGAACAGTTCAACCGTCATACGTCGACACTGGATTCGTCGCCGCCGAACTCTGCGGCTGTCTTGGCCCTTGGCGCGAAGGCGGGGGTTGGGGTGTTGGGGCCGAATCGCGAATGGCTGCCTGGCTTGTCGGGGCCAGTACCAAACTCGATCAAATGTGCGTACCACGCCCTGGCGATAATCCTTTTGGCGGGGAATCCGTCGATGTCGGGGCGGTCCACAACAGTGATGGATGCCGCGTAGTTACCGGTCCTCACTGGTGAGTGAGATACCCACACGGCTTTGACCTGCTCCGCTTCGGCATCGAGTTCCTGCCTTACCTTGGCCTGCCTGCGGGACTTGGCGCGGATCTCCTGGTAGATGCTTTCCTCGGTGGACATCAGTCACTCGTATGCGTGAGACGCTCGATGGCCTCGAGCAGTTCGGCCTTCTTGAGGTGGTCGGCGATGTCAGATGCGACACCCAAGCCCTTGGCGACGTCTCGCAACTCATCAACGGTGTGAGCCTTGAGTGGCTTCTCGCCCTCCGGCTCGTCGGCGAGTTCGACTGGAGACTCTTCAGCCCTGCCGTCACCAATCGTGATGTCGCCGTCGAGAATCGTGCCAGTCTTGCCTTCAATGCCGGTGTGCTGAATCTTGCCTGCGGCCAACAACTCCGCCGCCCGGTCCTCAGGCAGCTCTACCGAAGCGCCTGGCCGGTACATCTTGGACGACGACCCATCCTCAGATGGGATGACTACTGGTCGAATCACTTGATACACGATGGCTCCTTACGATGCCTGCAGCTGGCAGGTGATCCTCACGTGATTGATGACCCCGTACCGATCTGGAAATGCCTCTACGCCCGTTATCTGGTACGTGTCAGTGCCATAGTCCAATTCGTCAGCGGCAGTGGCGTTCAACGTGGCGTTGACCGGGGGGGCCGTGCAGCGCCACACTTGAGTGCTGACATCCGTCAGGGTCGTAACCTCAGTCGACCTGAACGGACGCATGAGACATCCAGTCACGGTGACCTCAGTCGGAACGAGATTTGGCTGATTGAGACGGTTGCGGGTATCACCGTTGGTGAGCGACCGCAAAATCACCGCCTGGCTTCCTAGAAGCATCTTGGCGGAAGCCTCCGCGGAACCCACGGAGCCACTGGGATCGTCCCGACTAGTCGTTTGACACGCGGAAGCCTTACGGACCTCAGTTCGGCGCTGGTGAACGTCACGCCGAAAGTTGCCTTCCCGTAGCCGAAAGTTCGGGACTCGGTGACATCATCGACGGTATTGCTCCACTGCGTTGCCCCATCGGGATTCCGATAGAGGTGCAGCACCTTCTCGCACACAAGGGTTTTCACCCGCGCCAACCTCGCGGCTCCGCTCGCGTCGGCCAATTCGCCGATCACATTGGCTAACTCCTCCAACGATGGAACTAGGCCCATGAGTGCGGCCTCCACGTCGTCGATGCGGGTGTCCACCCACGCCGTCCGGTCATCGGGGATCGTCCCCTCGAACCGATCAGTCACATCGGACACCTCCGCGAAGCGGCCCATCAGACCTCGACGCCCGCCTCTTCACACGCAGCGATGATGTCGTCGCGGGAAGCGTCCGCTTCAACGTCAACACCGTTGGATTCGGCGTAAGCCGCCCACACCTTGGCGCCGGAACCCTTACCCGCGTGGGGCGGAGGCCCATCGGACGAGTCCTTCGACTCGTCCGATGCGGCTTCCGTCTTCTCACCGATGACCAGCGGGTTGGTGACCAGCTTCTCCGCCCACTCCGGGAACTCAGACCCGGGCGGGAAGGATTGCGTGACGCCGTCCTTCAGAAAGTGGACGGTGAACTCGCTGGCGTTACGCATCAGGCGACCGTGGCGACGAGCAGCTTGCGCGGATCAGCCAACACAGGCAGAACCACACCATCGACGAACGTCCGCTTCTGGAACGGCGGCTGCTCCTCACGAACCAACATGCCGATCAGACCAGCAGCGGTCTGGACCTGAATGTTGTTCGCATTCAACTCCATCACCGTGGTCGGGGTGCCCCACGCAGTAAAGCCCAGGGTCGACAGATCGTCCGGGAGGAACAGGAACTTGTTCGCCGCGATCGGCCGGGTAGTGACACCGTCGACGTCGAAGAAGCTGTTGTACACCGAATCCATGCCGATCGACGGCAACCCGTACGAGTTGAACAGCGTCGAGATGTCCTCCAACGTGACGTTGGTGACGCCGGTCTGAGCACCCTTGATCTGGTTGATCAGATGCACGTTCGCCTGCAGCTGGCGTGCGGTGGTCAGCGAGCACTTGAACTGCCCCGGACCACTGCCGTTGGTGGCGACGTAGATGTCGTACCAGGCAATCAGATCCGTAAGGGGGTTCGAGTTGGCGGTGTCCGACCACAACGTGCCGGCGGTGACCAGCTGGTTGGACGGGATGCCGTAATCGACCTGCTGTTGCACGCCGTTTTCGTTGATGGTGAGCACACCATCGGAGAGCACGTCGCCCCACGCCAACTCCACCCGGTTCTGGGCGTAGCGGGTGAGGTTCTCGAGATCGTTGTAGATGGCGTCCACCAGAATCGACTGAATGGTTCCGCCGTAGCGGGCCATCTCGATCTGCCGGCGCTCGTACTCGCCGACACCCAACTGACCGCCCAGGGGAAGCATGCGGACACGCTTCTCCAGACCGGTGTCACGCGGCGCCACCCAGAAGTTGCCGTCCCAGTTGCGGAACTTCGCAGCCCGGTTGGTACGCGTGATGACGGCCAGGTCGATCTCGTCGGTCGTGTACGTCTTCGGCGGGAACGCCAGCGTCAGCGCGTTGTTCGACGGCAGCGGGACTTGCTGAACGAACGTAATGACATCTTCAAGTGGCAATGGGCCATCAAGGAAGAGAGACATATCTGTTTACCTTTCTTCTTCTCAGGCTTCGAAGCGGAGCTGAGCCAGGTCCGCTTTGCCGTTGGCGTCGATGGAACCCGGGCCAGCTTGGAACGGGAGTTTGGACGAGGCGATGGCAGCGTCGTAGACGACGGCGCCGGTGCCGACCTTGCTTGCGGTGGTGCCGTTCTGGCGGATCGCCCGAACGTCGCCGTACGTCAGGCCGTACGCGGTCTGACGGCCGTCAGAGGCAGAGTCGTCGTATGGGCCGTAGAGGCTCGTCGCGGTGACCTTCCCGATGACCGTGCCCGATGGGATGAACCCGTTCGGGTAATGCGCAACCACACCGCCGGTAGCGGTGGTGACCGCCGACGCAGGTGAGGAACCGCCGGTCAGGGATGCACCGGAGGTGGTCATAGGCGCCACGTTCGTTCCCGCCAGGGCGCCTTGGAAGGTCACCGTGTAGGGGCCGGAACCGGACACGGACACGTTGCCCGCACCGATGCTCGCGAGAGCGACGAGCGCGGACTGCACCGCCGAGGCAGCCGCGTTGAACGCGATACCCGCCGTGGTGTTGCCGCCGTAGGTGAGGGTGAACGTGCCACCCGTCGGGGAGCCGGTGATCGTGACGGTCTGAACCTCGTTGGTCGCCGAAGCGACGAACAGCGAGATATCCAACGTCACATTGAACTTGACGTCCGGCTCGGCGAGAAGCCACTGCCGGTTGCCGACCTGATACGAGGTCGACTGCAACGAAATGTCTGTAGACACTTGTGCATTCCTTTCGTTTAAGTGGTTTTGGTGCCGAAGCGTTTCAGGGCTTCAGCGGAACCGGCAGCGCCGGGGTTGCTCCGTGGCGGAGGTGAGAACTGGCCGAAGTTCTGATGACGCGGGCCAGCTTGAGACGCCGTGGCGGTGTCCCCGTACATAGCGGTGAGGTAACCCATCACCTTCGTTTCGTCCACTGCGCCTTTGTCATCCACCAGGGCGGCGGGATTGACGAGAGCCATGAACGCGTTCAACTTGTCGCCCTGGATCACCGACGCGGCGATCCCTTGGACCTGAAGCTTCTGTATCTGTGGCAGATACTCCGCTTTCGCAGCCTCGGAAGCGGCACTGGCCGCTTCCGTGCGGGCTGCTGCGACTGCTTTTTCATCAGCGGTCATCTTCTCGGCCGCAAACGCTTCGTTCTGCGCTTGCAGGTCTTTGACCTGCTGAGGGGTTAAGCCGTTGAACGCCTTGACGGTGTCCTCGTGCTTACGCGCATAGTGCTGCCAGTAGGCCGCTTTCTGCGCGTCGTTCATCTCCGCCAGCGGTGTTCCTTCAGGGAATCCCTTGTCGGCGGCCGGTGGCCCAGCTGGAACCACTGGAGGTGCTTCTGGGGATGCTGGGGGTGCTGGAACGACAACTGGTTCGGTCACTTTGCATTTCTCCTGTGTCAGGAAGGTGATGCAGCCGTGGCGGCTGCATCGAGCCCCCGAGCGGGGGAAGTCAGGCGGATGTCAGTTCGCCGCGGAGGCGGGCGATCTGACTCAGGTGATAGGTGATCTGCGACGAGTTCTCCGCGAACCCTTGACTGCGGAGGTTTTCGAGGCTCGCTTCCAGTCCGGGTAGGAGACGTCTCGCTATGTCGCTCTTGGACTCAACGGGTTTCGGTGCGGAGTTCTCGGCGCTGTAGTACGGCACCGTCTCGCCCTTGATGCGAGTGAGGACGGGTCCGAGTTCGTGATGGTCGACGAGTTCGTAGCGGGTCTTCTTCAACCTCGCGTTGTAGGTAGACCCGGCTTGGTCATACAGCTTGTCGAGGTCGGCGCGGTTCAACAGGTCGCCGGCGTCGTGCCGATCGGTGATTGGGGCGATGGAGCAGTTGCACCCGGCGTGGATCGGCTTCAACTCATGAATCTTGTATCGCCGCGAGGACGCCGCCACGCACATCCCGCACACGCCACCCTTGGCCAGTTCTGGATGGATGACTCTGCGGTACCCGTGAACCCGTTTGTCCAAATCGTTGACGGCGGACAGCGTCTGCTGCTCGGCGAGTCGTTGGGCGAGGATCAGGTTGCCGTCAACGATGGCCGCGATCCGCTTCGTGGTGGCGGTTTGAGCCTGTGAGTCATCGGCACCGGCCGACTTCTCATACCTGTAGGTTTTTGCGGCCCGATCAAAAATTTGATCCGGTTCGGCATCCGACTTCGTCACGGTCTGCTCAACGGTCTTCGGATCTTCGACCGTGGACTTAGCTGGTTCCTGATACTCAACGGTCGCATCGCTTTTGGCGTGAACAACCGGTTGCTTACCGCCAAAGGTGACCGACTGGCCGCGGACGTTGTCCGGGATCGTCACAGCCGGGTTCTGATTGATCCCCACCGCCCGCAACTGCATCAACTGTGCCCCGGCATGTGCGTTCGCGACGGTCTTCTGGGACGAGATTAGTATTCGGCCGGCCTGGGCCTTGAACTTATCGACTTGTTGGTCGTCGTAGGGGTCTACCAGTTGCCACAGCGCGGTGATGATCTGTGCGGTGGCCGCCGAAACGTTGGCGGTGATCGTGGCAGCGCCGTTCAGTGCCAACGCCGCCACGGCTGCAGCGGCTAGCGGTGCGGTCACGGCACGCTAGGCGCGACGGGCTCAGGTTGGGGTTGGTTCGCCGACGCGGTAGTTGTCTCGGTGACCCGAACCTGACCGGCAACAGCGGAACCCAACGCCATGTCCAGGATGGCGTCCTGCTGCAACTCTTGCTCGTTCTGCTGGATCTCGTCCGGTGTCATCTCCATGACGTCCTGCAGAATCCGCGGCCGCGACATGATGCCCCGCAGCTTCGTCGAAGCATCCGCCCTCGCCGTGAGGGAGAACGACTCGATCGGACCCCACAGCAACTCGATGTTCGCCGTGCGGTCCGATTCGCCGGCGAACGCGAAGGCCATCTTCCACAACTCCACCAAACGCGGATTCAGACGTGCCCGACGGTCTTTCACCTTGAACACCAAACCCTCACGCATCAGGGCAGCGCCCTCGGCGGAACCGTTCGCCGCATCGGGGGTGATCAAGTGCAAAGGGGTACTGGTGACGGCGGCAAATTCCTTCACGTCATCCCGGATGGCGGTGATCAACCCGGTCATGTCGGCCGGGTTTGACTCCCAGAACGTCGTCCCCGCCGGGACCTGCCACAGCGCACCAGGGTCTGCGGTAAAGACCGCATTCAGGTCGACCTGCTCAGCTTCGGCTTCGCCTTCACCCTCATCGTCACCCTCGAGGTCGCCGATCACGGCGCGCTGCTTGAACGACTGATATGCCGTGATGACGATCCGCTGCAGGATCGCATCGTTGATGCGGTCCAACAGGTCGAGGTGGGGCTCGAACTCCCCCAACCCCCGTGCATTGCACAGCTGCACGACGGGAACTCGCCCGATGCCCGCAAGTTCAGGAAGATCGACAGGTGGGCCATCCCAATCGAACGATGCCGCAGTAAAACCTTGCTGGACGGCCAACGTTCCAGATGGTCCGGAAGCCTTGTACTGCTTCCCATCGTGGAACAACCACGCCACAGTCCGGCCTGCAACCGGGTCGTAGCCCAACTTCAGGGCGGCTTGTAACTGGTTGGGGTTCATCGGGTCCGGCTCACCAATGCAGAACCGGGGGTCCTCCGCCGTGATCAACGGAGTCCGATCAGATGACCCTGGAGCAGCCGGAATGACCATCAAATATGATTCCGACATCACGAACAGGTACATGAACGCGTCTTTGATCGCCGCGGCGAAGTTCGAGTAGTTCATGATGCGCTTCGCGACGTCATCACCCTCGACGCCGTCCTGCACACCGGTACGAACCCCGTTGAGCTCCATGCGGTCCAACATTGGGGTGATCGCCATCGGCGCATAGGTTGCGCGGCCTTTGCGCAGCACGTCGCGGAACGTATCGGTGTATTCATGCGCCACATGCGGCAACGGTGGGCACCCAATGTAGTACGACCACAGCATGTTCAACCGTTGACGGCGAGTCCGATAGATGCGCGGCTGCAGGAACAGTTCCTGCAGGTCATAGGTGGTGTCTCGCGCAATGAACTTCATGCACAGGTGGTTGAGCCACCATTCGGGAGTGCCTGGGACGTTATAGCCGTCCACGAAACCTCCCTATCTGATGCGTTGGACGCTCTGGCGGCGTTTGCGTTTACCGAGTCCGGCTGAGACGGCGTCGAGTCGGGCTTTCCACGCCATCGTCGAGGCGTAGGCGGCGTCGATCTTGTCCGGAGAGTCCGGAAACGCCTTGTACAGCAGATATCCGGTCCGGAACTTTCTCCGGCGGGCGTTCAACACATGCCGTGTGAGGGCAGAGGATCCGTCGTGGGTGCATTCACCGTTGGTGATCGCCGAGTAGAGGTTCTTCACCGCTTCGACGGCGTTGGTGTCCTTACCTCGAGGCCACGCCGCGATCGGCCGGCGCTGAGAAGCCCGCACCTTCTGGTGGAGTTTGGCGCCGAACGCTGCTTCCCACTTCGCGATGTACTCATTCCACCCCGAAGGGTCCGCGTAGAACCCCACCACGGTGTACTTGCGGAAAGCCAGGCGAACAGCCGCATCAACCTCAGCCGCTGGCGGTACCCACGCCTCTTTGACGAGTTTCCCGTCGGCGTCACGCTGCTTGGATGTAGTGCGTGGTTCCTCCCACACACTGCGTTCACCGATCTCGAACAAATGCCCATCCGACACCCGACACCCGATCAACGCCGTCGCGTCTGCGCGGCCCTTCGTGCGACCCATCGACCCGTCGAACCCGAGAACGATGACGTCGTTGTCGGACAACGGGACGAAGAGCTCTCTGTTGGCGTCACTTTCGGCGTAGCACGCGCCCCACTCTGGGGACGACACCCAAGAATCGGATGCGTGGGTGATCTGATTCAGTAGATCGGACCGCAGCTGCTGTACATCGGAAGCTGGGTCGTGCACCAACTCGACGAGCGCGTCCAGGTCGGAATGCCCAGGCTGGCAAGGCGGATCGTGAATGACGCACCCGCCGGGATGCGCCGAAGAGTCACCGTAGGCGACCCGCAACCCCAATAGCAGGGAGTCCTCGTCCGACATGTCCGTGTCGGCCGGCGCTTCCCGATGGTCATACAACAGGCCGGGATTCCTCGCCCGACCCTCTCGAATGTCCGCCGCGTAGGCGGCGGATGCCTCAGCCACCGATCCCTCGCCGGGGATGAAAGCGTTCGGCGACTCAAGCGTCCGGCCGCCGTTCTTGTGCGCGTTCGTCCGAATCGCCTGCGCGAGTTTCGGGCCCCCGTTCGACGGAACCCACTCCTCCGTCTGATCCAACGTCGCGAACGTGACCGGAGCGCCCTTAGTCGTCCTGGCCGCCGCGGTGATCTGCTCTATCCGACCCCGAGGGAGGAACACCACCGTGTCCAACGGTTCCAAGCCTGGGTAATTGTCCAAGACTGGCCCTTCGCGGACCATCTCCAACAACGGCTGCCACGTGTTCTTGGTCTGCTCTTCCGAAACAGCTGCAATGTGGATCAGCGGCGTTCGGATCGTGCGCCACGGCTTCCCGACGGGTTGGCCGGCGGCATCCCAACCATCCGGGACGACATCCGCCAAGCCTTCGACGATGGCCAAAGCGCCCAGGATCGGAGACTTGCCCCAACCTCTCGGCCTGCCCAATAGCCCTCGGTGGTAGCGGAATCGCCCCGTCGTCGGGTCAAGTTCATACCAGCGGAGGATGAAGTCCTCTTGCTCCCGATACGGAACGAAAGCCTCGTACTCGTCCTTACCCGGAGCGGCGAGGTTCTCTTCGATCCAATCGAGGACGTAATACCCCAGCGTCGGAACTTCTCCCGGCTCTGAGGGCTTCCACGGCACTAGACCGCTTTGAGCGGGCCACGACGAGCACGGGACGAATCGCCCTGCTTCGCGGCGCGCTTCTCGTCCTTCTCATCGGCATCGGCGAACACCATCCGCAGCCGAGCCCGATCCTCCGGAGTCGCACCAAACTTCGCGACCCGCAACCGAACCTCAGCCGCCAACGTCCACTGGCCCTTCGACCACATCGCCGTGTGCATCAGAGCGGTATCCGCCAGGAAGGACCAGTCGGATTCCGTGAAGGTGTCGGCCTGAGCCGAACGCTTCCACATCTCCCACCAATCCACCGTCTGCGGATGCCACTCCACACCCTCAGGTAGCGAAGGCGCTTCGGCGCGTTGGAATCTCAACACCACAGACGGCACCGGATCCTTGTTCGCCCGCGCCCTACGCCCTGCCGGCTTCGGTGCGGGACCCATTCCAGCCATGACGGCTCCTCTCGGGTCAAAATCAGTGCGACCTGCGGTTATCCAAGTGCCACCTGCAGAAACGCAGCACTCGCGATTGCCCCAGACCCGTAGCCACCGCTAGCCGCAGACGGCATAGGTGGACAGACTGACCGGGCGGGGTGGTGCCACCCCCTGGCATACCCGCAGGTCAGAGGCATTCCTCGGCATACCAGCAGGTCAGTGGTGGTGCGGTCAGATGTGGCCGGGGTGCCGGTCGGGAGGGCGTCGCCACTCGACGCGCCTGCCGGCCGCTGCTTCCCGGCTGGTCTTCACCTGGTGGCACGGCCCGCACACGGCCTGGAGGTCGTCGACCTTGACGGGTGCTTGGCCTCGGGATTGGTGGCCTGTGCTGGCGAGGTTGGTGATGTGGTCGGCTTCGGTGGCGTATCCGATGCACACGTCGTAGTCGAGTTGGCACTCGTAGTTGTCTCGCTCAAGTGCTTGCTTGCGGGCCTTGCGCCACCCTGTGGTGCTGCCCTGTCCCCATGTCATGGCTAGCCGATGGGCGCGTGCTGCTGTAGGTAGGTGATGGCCTGGAGTAGTCGGTCTGGGTTGTCTTCTGCGTGGCCCAGCATGAGGTTGCAGTTGGTGCACAGCAGGCCGCGTACGCAGTGGCCGCAGGAGCCCTTGCCGGGGCAGCATGCGTGGTCGTGGTCTATCTGCCATCCGCGTCCGGGATCGTCGGTGGTGCAGATGGCGCAGCGCCCATGCTGTGTGGCGAGTAGTTCGTCGAAGCGCTCAAGGGTGATGGAGTACAGCCGCAGTGTGCGGCGGCGTTCCTTCTCGCGTTCCCTCAGTGGGTCGCGCTTGTCCACCTTGCAATCCGGGCAGACCGGCTTGCCTACTCGGGCTACCGCGGTTGACCCACAGGCGCATTGCCTGACGTGGACGGGTGCTTGTCTGGTGGCGGCCTGCATGCGGCAACGTTCGGTGCAGTACATGCGCGCCTTGGTGACCTTGGCGTAGGTGAACGTCTCGGTGCAGTGTTGGCATATCTGGGTGCGTTCACCGGTGTCGAGCGGGTTGGTGGCGCGGTAGTTCTGCCAGCGTTGTGTTGCGCAGGCTTTGGAATCGTGAAGAAATGCAGTAGGTGCCTGCAAGACAAGCCGTTCGACATCCCGCATGAACCCGACATTTCTGTGCCGGTTCATTCGCTCCCGGGTAGTGAGAGTTGGTCAGGGCCAGGAGTAGGGACATCCACGACGAGGCTCCAGCCGTCTGGTCGTGTGTCGACGCGGACGGTGAGTGGTCCTAGTGGGCAGTTGGGGGCTGAGAGTTCCCGCTGTAGCTGCGCCGCGAGCATGGTCAAGCCCATGCGTTTCTGTTGCGGGGTCAATGGCTTGTTGGGGTTGAGCTTCGCCCGATCCGCTTCGGTGAGGAAGCTGGGGCGAGGGGGAAGGTCAGGCATGGTGTTCCGCGATGTGGGCACGCAGGTAGTCGATGGTGCCCTTTTCCCAGCGGATGGTGATGCTGCCATTCTCTTCGTCGCGTTGATACACGGCGTGGGCCATGAGGAACCGCTCGGAGCAGCCTTGCTCGCAGTGGACTTCGACGATGGTGATCAGGTCGTCCTCGACGCTCATTCGCACGCACATCCCTCTGTGGGCTCACCGCGGAAGTACCGGCGCAGGGTGGCGCCGCTGGTGGTGGCTTGTTGGGGGTTGGTGAGTCGGAGGTCGAATAGGTGGCCGCCGCAATGACACTGCACACGGACCGCCTTCGTGGCGTCGGGTTCCGTGGCACGGTTTCGGAGGTCTGACAGTTCATCGTTGCGGACGATGGTGAAACCCTCTGATTCGATGGTGTGCACCACCGACACCGCGAAACGCTCCCCAGCCTTGGAGACGACTTCCTGCATGGCTGGCTGCAACGTGGACGTCTTCCCGAGCACCGACGCGGTGGGTTGGCCGTCTGGGTGGGAGAGGTCGCCTAGTCGCGTTTTGAGGATCTCCACCACCGCAACGGCGTTCACATCGGTCATGCGTTCCTCCCGTGGGCTCGGGGTGTAGCTCGGGGTTGTAGCAAAGTGGCAGATACTGGTGTCTGCGCGTTTTGACCGCATCTAGCTACTTCAGTGGCTGGCGACGTGCTCGCGGATGCGCGCCTTGGACTCGGCGGTGACATGCGACTTGACGTCGATGTATATGCGGCCATATGGGTCAGTTCGCGACGGATCTAGGTTGCACAGGTCGATATCCGACTCCACGTGCAACGATTCACCGCATTCTGGACAGCCGATGATGGTGCTCACGCTCATTGGCCTAGCTCCTTGACGTCTTCGATGCAGCACTTGGCGTACTCCAACGCCACGATTAGTTCGGCCGACAAAGCCACGTACTCGTCATCCGAGTAGCTCACGCGTCTGACCACACTTCATCGGACTGCTGCAACAACCATTCATCGAGGAGGGCGTCGAGCTCTTCGAGCCACATGGCTAAATCGGCTTCACAGCCGTCACGCTTTGCAGCGCGTAGGTTTTCGCTGGCGCTCGCGAGCCGACGTCCAAGATCAGTGGGCATCTCAACACCCCGATTCGGGAATGAGAAAACGCCCCGGCTTGAATGCTCGGGGCGTCTAGACGAGGTCGTGGCATAGGTCGACCTACGACATCTCAGAACCCATTGAACCATACGAAGGGGTTTTATCCAGGTAGCACACAGGTCCGACACGCCGCCGATAGTGCCTACTTTTGTCGAACTAGCCGGATTTGCTTGGGGGGAACCTTTCCCCGAGGTAGCAGTCGAGTCCTGGTATCCAGGCTCGCGCCTCGTTGGGTGCGTGGTGGTGATCACCGGGAGTCGAGTGAGGGCAGCCGCCGTCAACGAGGTAGCGACAGCACGGATGGATGAACCCGCACACGCAGGGGTTGTCGCCACCGTTCGGTGTGATCTTCACGTTTTTCCGCCTCCTGTTGATAATCGTGCGGTCGGTCACACGCTGAGCTGAACGCGATGATGGGCGGTGACCAAGCACGCAAGGCCACAGAGTATTCCGGTCCTATGTCAGGTCAGTCGTCGGCTACAAGCTCTTTGGTGGTGCGCCTGCCCGCCGTGGTTAGCAGATGGTCGCCCACCGTCGAGATGATCTCTTCTGCGCGTCGGTAGAACCCCTGGCGCTGCTCGTCAGTCATGGCTAGCCAGGCCGGATAATCGTTTCCGGCTATAAGGGCAGCGATTCGGCCCACTAGGTAGTTCCGTGCCACGCCGGGGATCGGCGTCGAGCGAGTGCCGATGTCATCCATTGATTTCTCCTTGTGATTGCGTGCCGATAATCGGGCGTCAGGCCACATGGCTGACGGTCTGAAATGGTCCGTAGCGCGGCTCTGGCTCCCAGTCCGATTCGGTCGGTTCCCAGTCGCGGTCATCGCTGCCGGGGCGGCGATAGCGCCACTGATCGCCGTCGAACATCCAGTAGTCACCGTCGCGGTCCTGCCAGATGTAAGGGCGATGTTCCGGCCCAAGCTCAGTCAATATCACCGTGTGCTCCTCTGCCGATAATGCCGCGCACCGTCAGGCTCCGCGCTTGACGATGGACATCTGATGCTTCACTCGCCGTACGTCGGCGAGCATGAACTGTGGGATGGTCTTGCCGCGATCGGTTGTCGTGTGGCCGCGCGGCTCGAGCAGCTTCTTGGCGTACCACCGCTGCAGGGTCTGTTGGGGAATGGGTTCCTTCAACCTCGGGAGCACCACTTGGCAGAGCTCTGGGATCGTGTAGCACGTGTAATGCGTCTCGTTGATCAGCCGCTCGATGAGGTCTTCGACGTTGTGAGTCTGCTTGCAGACGGGGCAACGGACGTCAACGGCATTGGCCCTGGCTTCCAAGCGAGTTGCGCACTTGGACCTAACTTCAGCCATCACGAAACCCTTGTTGGTGTGCTCACCCGGGGTTGGGCACGGGCCGCACGTCTTCGGTTCCGGCGGCTTGTTCACCGCACGCTCCATACGCTCAGCGGCGTTGTGGATGTCCCGGAAGCACTCTTCGGCACACTCAGCCGAGGCAAGGGCTGGAACTCTGTCACGCAGCCATATGGCCATGCCTGAGGCGGTATGGATGCTGAAGCGCATCTCATTGGCGCGCAGTGGGCCGATGAAACTGGGATCTACCCAGTAGAGCCCGCGACGTTCGCAGACGTCCCGCACCCATGAGCCGAGCATGTTCTGCACGTCGTCGAACAGGTCGCTCGCGTGGGCGTTCACCCCGCCTTGAGCCAACAAACGAGCTCGGAGCTTGGCGTCCTCAAGGTCTTGTTCGAGCCTCCTCTGGCCCTCAGTCTTCTCGGTGCCATCCACTGCGGGCTTTGGATCGGCGTACTTCTCCAAGCCTGCTCTATGCCCACGCCGGCCAGGTTCACCGAGTCGCGCTTGACCGATGGAGGTTTCAGCGAGCCTGTCGAGCCACCACGGCATATCCGTGAGCGTCTTGTGCAGCTGCTCGACGCATGCCTGGCACAGGAACAGCGTGGACTTGCGGTCGCAGTGCAGGCATTTCACGCTCATTGACGGGCTCCGTCTTCGTCTACAGGCACGGCAGCGTTCACGGGTTAGCCTCCAACTCAGGTAGACCAATCTCGGCGTCGATAACAGGCTGATACGGCAGGTTCTCGCTCAGGAATACGACTGCGGTGGGTGGGTCGTAGCAGTCGTTCCACCTGCGTGTAGGGAACGTGGTTTCGGAGCGGTGGAACACGTCCATGCCGTAATGCCCGTCCGCGTACAGCGGGTCACGCTGCATGTCCTCGATGTCCAGGCCGCGAACCCCGTAAAGGCCGCACGGTTCATCGCTCTGAGACATCACCACAGGGGTTCGCGGGTCGACCTTGGACAGTTGGAGAATGAGTTCCCCCGCTGTCAGCGTCCTGCTGGACTTATAGCGTTCAGCTGACATCAAAGCCGCCCTTCGGTGTTCTGTAGATGCCCACGTAGTCATTGCTGCGGGGTGCAGGGGAAGTGGTCCCGGGATCGCTGCCGTCGTCGGCGTGGAAGCACATACAGCCATCGGTGTGCCAGTTGATGCAGCAGTCCTCGTAATTCAGGTGAAGCCCTTGAGCGCATCCGCAGACACACGTCATGGCAGCCCCAATGCTTGGGACAAGGCCGTGAGGTGGTCAGCGTTGGCCTTGTGCCGCGTCTCATCGTCGAGGGGCTTGACGAACACCTTCAGCGTGAGTCCACCGTCCTGCGTCCAGAAGTCGATGCTCACACCTGTGCGGTCATAGACGCGTCCACCTTCGTCGACCAGGACGATGCGGTTGGGTCGGCTCATGTCACCGCCAGCCGATCAACGTCATGTACGCACGCATCACGTTGTCTGCCTCAGCCTCGACGGTCGCGTTGAGGACTTCCTCCACGACCGTGGGAATTACGCAGTCCTGGATGTCCGGGTAACGGCGCAAGATGGCATCGCCTGCACGCTTGACGATCTCAGCGCGCACTTCCGCTTCGGTCAGTCCGCCAAGGTGCTGGCGTCCGTAGCTGCTCATGCTGTCTGGCCCTTCAGGCGTCCAAGGCAAGGCATCCCGCGTTCCCTGCGCCCTGAAGCTGTCTCCACCGTGCACCTGAAGCCACGCTCTGCCCCACACACTTCGCACGCCTCGTAGATGGCCCCACCGACGTCCCAAGCATCCGTTTGGTCTTCCTCGGGAAGACCTCCCCCCAACTCGTCATAGGAGCCGTCGTGGTTCATGGGTTCTCCCGCGTGACGGTGATCTGCGCCCAGCCGGGATACTCCGCCTGCTCCACCGCGTGGGTGGTCACGAATCCGTGACGCATCGCAACAAGGTCTGCCTGGACGGCGTTCTCCGCATGGATGGTGAACGCACAATTGACAACCCAATCCCCGACCGACTCCAGGCGTGCGCTCATCAACCCCATCTCGTAGCCCGCTACGTAGGCGTCGTCGTCGTGAGGCCCGCCCTTGGACTTCACCGGTAGGAACGGCATCACCAGCCCGTACTCGGTTTCGTCGGTGCTCATGCGGTGTCCTTGAGGCTGAGGTACCGGTTCCGTCGACGTCGAGTTATCGCAGCGGTGCGGCAGTCATCCGTGCAGAACTTCGCCCGACCCTCACACGACCCGCCGCACTCCTGACATTCGTTGAACGCCTGCCTCGTCTTCGACTCACCCGGGATACGGAACGGAACATCCTCACCACGGGAGATGCGGTACCGCTCCCGCTCGGAAAATCCGCCCCACACGCCGTGCCTTTCATCGTTGGCCAGCGCATGCTCAAGGCATTCCGTAGCGACGGGGCAGTCCCTGCAGATCAACTTCGCGCTGCGCGTCGATCCGCCGGCCTCGGGATAGAACACGTCCCCGACGTCGACCTGACGACAGACCCCGTCCAACTCCCAAGCCAACGAGTCCGGTGGTACCGGTACTGCCTCGAACGGTGTCCTCACGTCGTCTCCTTCGTGTCTTCAGTGGTGAGTTCCGCGACCAACACGGCTAGGGCGGCGACGGTTTCCGCGAGTTCACACACCACCGGCAACGAAGCGGATTCCCTATGCGGGTTCACATACCGGTCACGACACGACAGTTCAGCTACCCGCAACCGATCAACTATCGAGAGTGCTGCGGCGGCAACCTCATCAGGAACGGTCATTCGGCGACGCTCGGCCGAGCGGCCCACAACGCTGCCTCGGTTTCCACTGCCGCCCACCACACGTCGTAGGCGTGCTGAGTGCCGTTCCGCTTGACCCGGAACGCCGCCTCAGTGGCCTCATGCGATGCCATGTAGGCGTCGAATCCCGTCTCGGTCACTTCTCGTCCTCCTCACTGCTCGAGCCGCCGAACAGTTCGCCATACGCCTTACGCACCAGGTTTTCGTCGTCGATGTAGGCACGCAAGATTTGACGGGCCGCCAGTTCGTGGTCGACCATCGCTCGCCCCCCCAGCCGGTACCCTGCTGCTTTCAGTGCAGCGACCGCCTTACGTGCCAACCACATCCGGTTGGACCACCTCGGCATCACCGCCGCGATGGCTTCGGTTGGGTTGGTCACGGCTTCTCCTCGCCATCCGAAAATGCTTCCTGGATGAGGCGGATACCTTCCGCGAACTCACGCGCCTTATCTCCCGCCTCACGCAGCGTCAGATGCAGCTCGTCGACGGCGGCTTGTGCTTCACGGGCCATCCACTCGTCCATCTCCCGGAGAGGCTCAGGGGTGTTCGGTGGTGTCGTCGGACGGAAATCACTCATTGGGCTGCTCCTCGCTGGTAGAGGGAACCCAACCTGTGCGCGGAGTGCCGATCGAACCGAACAGCGTTGGCGTGTAGCCGTAGGAGAAGACGCCGCCCTTCCCCTCCCGGCCACCTACGGAGTGGGGTGGATAGACGCCGATGAGCCACGGCACGGTCTCCGGGTCCTTACCGGTTGCAGCGCGTGCCGCTTCGATGTGCTCGTTGCGGAGTTGCTTCAGGTGCTCCAAGGCAGTGGTTTGGCCGCCCGGACATTGCACGATGTCAGCGCCGCCGAGGTGAATCACGTAATGCCCTTGCTCCGTCATAGCTTCTCCTTCTCCTCGCCTATCGGCTGCCAACCGGATACGAAACGGCGCACAACGTGCTTCGGAAGAGCGTTGCGGCAGTGATCGCAGGACTGGCAGCGTTCCGCAGCGATCTCCTTGGCGTGCGCCTGGTCGTCGGCGTAGTCGTCGGGTGTCTCGTCGCCGAACACGTCCTCGGTCACCACTCCCCACTGCTCGCGTAGGTCCAAAGACGCCAGGATGAGGGGTGCCACATGCATTGCGTGTTCAGCCCACGACCCGAACCGCTCGTTGCACCAGCAGGTGATGTTGGGTTCGGAGCCTGTTGGGGTGTGGGCGTCGATAACCCGGGCAACAGAGATGGCGTTCACAGCGTCTCCTCGATGAACGCCATATCGCGAACGCCGTCAAGGCGATGCGCAATTCGGCGAAGGTGAACGTCGACCAGCTGCCGCAGCCGTTCGACTTCCGCTACAAGCTCAGGGACAAGAGACCGAGCAGCAGCTATGAACTCGGCGTTGACTGCGCTCGTTGGACCGTCGCCCGTGAGTGCGGGAACGATGTACGTGTACTTGGGGTCCGGGCTTTTCGCAGTGAGCACGTGGATTGGCTCGCCACTGTCGATGAGCGTGACGAGCGTGCCAACGAGGTAATCGGCGTGCGTCTCGTCGGACTCCGGGTTGGGAGCCGTGTAGTGCTCCCAGGGTCCTTCTGTCACGCCTTCCAATGCTGCTTTTGCTCTTGCGACCACATCGGGGCTCATTTCGCTTCTCCGCTCTCCGTGGGGCTGTCCGCACTACCCACAACCCCCAACGGCTTTGGGAGCCGTCCGAAGAACATCAACTTTTCGTGGACACGCTCAGCCAGCACGTCCGGGTCGTTGCGTTCGATGCCCTGATACAGGCCGTCATTGAGGGCGGTCGCGATGATGGCGCGGTCAGCCCTTCCGCTGTCGGTGCAGGGGCGGCACCACTCGCCTGGGTACTTCATGTGGCCGCATCGCTTGCACGGCGCCTGCTCGCTCACAGCGCTCCTCCTGCGTCCAAGACCCCTACCGGAGGTGGTTTCGTCGCCCTGTGCGCCTCTGGGGCTGCCGCAAGTGCCGCTCATGGCTGCTCCCTGTACCGGCCCGACATCAGTAGCCACGCTCAAAGGACTTGATGAGCGCCACCTGAGACTCATGCGTCCAAGAGAAGACACCACCACCGGGGAAGTGCAGCAGATGCTTCCCGTCGTGACCCTTGTCGAGTTCGCATTGGCCACCGCCGAGAGGTGATGCGTTGCACGGGGGTTTGGGATCAATACTCACGACGACACCTCACTGAGGGTTGCGACCCACTCGCCGCACTCGTTGCAGCGGAAAATGGACTGGCCGTGGGAGTTCACCCAGTACGTGCTTCCGCCGCAGCCGCAGAAGATGACCGGTGATTGCCCGGTGGTTTCGCCGGCACTCACGACGCCTCCCGCTTTTCGATAACGACCGTCGCCCGATAGCCATCAGGGATGACATTCACTGCGGCACTTGGATGTAGGGCGGTGGAGAAGTCCCCCAGCCGCAGGACCAGTAGCGGCTTGGTTCTGGACTCAAGCGGCACACTCATCAGCCGCCCGGTCAGGGTGTTGTGCTTCCACGCAACGGCCACTGTTAGACCGACGTGACGCTCAGACAGGGCGCCTACGTTGATCTCGTACGGGCCAAGGTCCGCAACAGCTTTGAGGCGGCGGGGTGACTTGATGGTGATCACATCGACTCCTCGTCATGTCCGCGCCCCATGCAGACGCCGCAATGCCGTCCGTTGCCGCCGACCTCTTCGCGGGCATCGCTGCCGCAGCAGTGGCATCTCTCGCCTTCGCTCGCATGGACGCGGGGCTCCAGGACGCCCAGCATCAGGTCGGTGGTGATGGGTTCGCCTGTTGCCGTGCGACGCTTAATCTCTGCCTGCTTGGCGAGTGCCTCGTCTGAGTACCAGTCGCTCATGCCGTCACTCCCCTCTCCGCGCACGCGGTCTGGTGGTTACCTCGTTGGTCCGGTAGGTCAAGGGTTGTCGTCGAAGAGTTGCGGTAGGTGGAACGTCCGTCTTGCACGAAGTGCATGACGGGTTGGGTTAACAGGTATGGGTATTCATTGTTGAACCAACGGGGGTGCAAGGTGTCTTGCACCGACGGGGGTACAAGGTTGAGGCTCCGATGTTGCACAAAAAAGGGTGCAAGGTTGTCCCGCGATGTTGCACCTACGTAGGTGCAAGAAACACCTTCCGATGTTGCACCACCGGGGGTGCAAGGTTGAGACGCTGTCATAGCGCCCTCCACTTGCGGGGATCGCGACGCAATGCCGTGCGAATCTTGTCGACTGCGTTAGGTGACCGACCGGTCATCTCCGCAACTTGTGCAGCAGTCAGGTCGTTACGAGCAGCCAGCTCTAGCTCCGGGCCGGTCCAGCGAGGGGCATCCCCACGCCGCCCTGGAGGGCCATATTTCAATCTCTTTCGTGCCTTTTTGACGCCATAAAGTGTTCTACCAAGCATGTTGGCCACTTCTAGCGCCGACAAGTCTTCCCGGCTCGCCACTTCTAGTTCGTGGGACGTCCACTCCTGCCAGCGATTACGTGCCGTGTCGATGGTTTCGTTGTTGAGTTTGCCCATACGCTCATCGTCATTACGCCACTGCTTCCGCAGCCGTTCACGTCGCTCTACGGGGGAGAGTTGTGTACGCCCCTTTAGCGGTTCGCGGGGACGCAGATAGTGGTCAGTAGCTATGTCATCGAGGATTCTCTGCCCAAGCTTGAGCGATTGCTGCACGCCTGCGTTGTCCAATATCTCAGCCACCGCGACCACTAACTCTTCGCGGGAACGGCACATTTCTAATCCAGTCACGACGCCTCCCCCAACTCGATCGGAGCGGAGTGGTAAGCCGCTTCACCATCGGCGAATTTGCGCCCACCCACACACACCACATACGCGCACCGACGCGGCACCGTCACCCCGCCACGGACGTACTCACGAATCAAAAGCCGACCATCCTTCTTCGCGGCCTCAATGGCTTTCGTGATCCTTCGACGGTTCCCAGGCCAGCCGAACAGTTCCGACATTTGAGCCGCCGACGTCTCCCACACCCGCTTCCCCGACTGCGGTGTAGTGGCGCATGACAGTAGGTAGGCCATCACGATGAGCCCGTCCGAGCCGAGCGCCTTGTCGTGGCCGCCTGCCCTGATGAGTTCGTTGGACAGCAGTGTGAAGCCCTGCTTGACCGGGTCTCCAACGAGGAGGATGGGGTTGCGGCGTCCCACGTCATGGCCGCCCAATCGAATTGCAGCGGTGTGATTCGTGACGGGGCACGGGGGTTGCGATAGTCTTCATCTAAGCCACTCCTTTTCAGTGGTTAGGCCCGGAACCATATGGTGTTGACGCACCGGTTTCGGGCCGTTTTTCTGCCACCAGTTTACCACCTGATCAGCCTGTTTCCCATGTCTCGCAGTCACTTTGGGGCCTCCTGGGTTACAAGAGCCAACCCGGACCGCGCCGAAACAGCAGCAAGGAGTTGATCCCCCACATGCTGGCTATACGAGGGTGGGATGGCTTCGCACATCTCGGCAGCAGTCATCCAGTCGATACCGAGAGCGGCCGGCCAGTGCTCCCTACCGCCCGCATTGCCGTACACCTGCACCACCGTGGACAACCGGTGTTCACCGTTGGGTCTCCAACCCGTCCAGTACTTCTTCTCCGTGAACCTTTCGTGGGCGCAGGGGATACCGGTGAGGGGGATGTTGGACTCGAACAGCCGGTGCCGGCGGATGGGTAGGTTTAGGCCGGTGCCGCAGATCCTCACCGGATCTTGCAGTTGCGGTTTGGCGTCGGACACGTTCTCAATGACGTACGGAAGGCCCGTGGACTCGAGCAACTCTCGCGTCCGTGCGATCAGATCCTCATGGGCATACTTCCGCCCCATCGCCCGATTCACCGCACCAAGATTCAGGTACGACTGACACGGAGGGGAAGCGTGGATGGCGTCCACCCCTTCAATGGCTTCGATGGCTAGTGCGTCACTCTGGATGAATTCGAATGGGAAGTTGGGCTGGGGATTGATGTCGTAGCCGATGACGTCGAACCCTGCGCGGTGGTATCCCATAGCAGCGCCACCCCCGCCGCAGAACAGGTCAAGCAACACCGGTCGGCTAGGTTCCATATCCGCAGTCCTCACAAACGATTCCCGGCTCTTCCCAATGCGTCATGACGCGTGTGTTCGTTGAGCTACAGCGGGGGCAGTAGTCGCCATCGCAGGGTGGGTAGCAGTCGGGGCAGAACTTCGCATCACACCCGCATGGTCCGGCTACCACGTGATCCCCCGGAGTCGGGCTTCGTCTTCATCAACTTCAACCGGGACAGCAAGCGGGGCAGCATCAACGGCGCCCTTGAAGGACCGCACCCCTCCACACAGGCGGCACCAGTCAGTGGAGAACCCCGTATCCGTGGGGGTACCAACATGCTTGGGATTGGTGCACTTCCGGGTCATGACGCCTCCCGCACGGACAGCCACTTGAACCCAAGCGCCCGGATGAAAGCCTCGGCTGCTTCTTCAGTGTCGAAGTCAGTCGGCAAGGGGTGCGCCATGTGTGGACTCTCGATGAGCCAACGCCCTGCGTTGTGGGGAGCGCAAACGTGGCCCTCACAGTCCGAGTCGATGCACGTTTCGCAACCGCAGTCGCAGATGGTTCTCATGATGCTTCCTGTGTTTCGGGGGCGGGAACCCGCAAGCCATCATCGGAGAGGTAGAAGACGCCATCCCAAAGCTGCACCGGAGTAGAAGCAGGGTCATCCCAGGAACGGACGATCCACCCCAGCTTCATTGCCGCGGCGCGGTTCTCTTCCAGCCACATGTGATCAGCGGGGCACAAAATTCCAAGGTTTGCGGCGCCGTTGGTTTCCGGGCGCTTATCCCCACCAGATTTTCGCGGCCTTCTGTGATGTGCGTGGACGACTTCCGACCACACACCACAGCGTTCGCAACGAGTGAAGGAACCTTCAACCCCGGCACGCTCTTTCGCCAAACGTCTGACGGCCAGGGAGAACCCAGACAATCCGCTCATACCTGCCTCGCGGTCTTCGTGGTGTCGGCCTTATCCAATGCGCGTGCGAACTCACGCACCGTCTCCGCATCAGTCCCGCGCGGCGGCTTCTGGTGTTCTTCGAAGAACTTGGTGGCCACGTCAGCGCGCTTCAGCCCGAGTGTTGCCACCGTGTCATCGAGCAGGTTGAGTGCTTCGTCCATCGGCGTGGGAGGCGGCGGTGGTGCTGGTGCGTCCGGATCGCCCTTGCACCAAAGATCCAGCGCGGCACCAAATCTCATTCCGGCGTTCCTGAGGCCGTCGCCGATTGCTTCCTTGATGGCGTTGGGGCCCTTCTTACCCCCAGCGTCCCCGTAGCCGATGCGGGACTTACCGGCGATGGTCAGGCGCAACCAGAGGCCGCCGTGCTCATCGAGGAGCGGTAACCCGTTGGCGTCCAGGGCGAACGGTTCCCAATCCCACAGCGGATCAGCGTCGAGGAAGCGTTGAGTCAGCCAGCCATGTCCGACGAAGTCGAGGAAGATCCCACCCTTGGGTAGCTTCCCCACTTGCGCGGCCGGGAACGGTTCACGCAACTTCTGGAGGGCCTTGAGGTCCACGTCCATCACGCCTCCAACGCTTTGATGCCGTCGATACCGATACGCCCCGCAGCAAGCAACCCAGCGATGACTATGGGTGCATCGTCGGTGAGCTTCGTCGTTAAGTACGGCTCACCCTCAACGACTTCCACGCAGTCCCACACCACACCTTCGGGATCGGTGAGCTTCCCGTCCTTCAGCGCCTGGTCGAGGAGTTTGGTGCGGTATGCCGGCCGGATCTGCTCAATGGTTTCGATCTCACCCGGAGCCACCGCATGCACGAAGCCCATGAGCAGGTACTCGTCGAGCACCTTGACCGACTTCCGGCCTTTGACTTTGTTCGTGTAGGCGACCGTTACCCCGTTGAGTTGGGCGGCTTTCCGCTCACCAGCCACCAACTCAAGGGATGCCTTCGCTTCCGCCTCCCAGTTGGCTATCTGCTTCTTCAACCAAGAGCACAAAGCCAGGGTTGCTGCCGAGTCGCTCACAGGTCGTCCTCCGCAATCACTTCGGCTTCTCTACGTAGAGCAATGGCAGACCACTCCGACGATGCGGGGTAGAGGAAGTCGTACAACTCCCCCATCTCCTCAAGGGTTTGCGCCGCCTCCAGGCAGCGGACGGAGAGTTTCGGATCACCCATCAGAACGGCACCTCCGAAGGGAAGTGCTGAGGCGGGTCCAAGCTGTCAGCGATGGCGGCAAGGCTGTGCGCGATGTTCGCGAGGATGGCCACCATGATCTCGCCGTTGGAAAGGTCGTCGTTGGATGTCTGCCGCAGAACTTGGATGCACATCTCGACATGCGTGTCAGCTACTTCGCTCACTGAGGGACCGCCCCACCGGCTTGACTGTTCCGGTCGGTTACGCCGTAGCGAAGCAGCGTGTAGCCGCGGTCCTCGCCGTACTCCCGAGCCCAGTACATGGTCGTATCGTCAGCCGCCAACAACTCGATGGCGTTGATGCAGTCGACCTCGTTGAAGTAGGACTCCCCGTGCGCGACAGGCTCGTTGTTCCCCGCCACCGCAGACCACCGGTACGGCTGAAACCGGTCCAAATACTGCCGGTACACCGCATTCCGCAGCTGCAGCACCTCAACCCCATCGCCCTCCTCGGCAGGCCAGTCCGCGAAGAACTCCTCCAACGACTTCGGTTCATCCTTGAACACCTGAACATTCACACGCCGCGAAAACTCACTCATGCCGACTTCTCCTGTGCTAGTTGCAATCTGATTCGTTCCAAGTTCGCTGCGACATCAGCGAGTTTCACCGCGTACGCGTTCACCGCATCCCGGTTCGCGTCCAACCCCAACAGAATCCCGGGAGGGAAGATGGGGCCTTCTTCGAGCATGTCGACCAGGCCGCACCGCGCGTCATCGAGCACCGCAACGGCTGCCTTCACTTCCGCAATCCGGTTGGTGATGCGGGTATCAACGTCCTCAATCACGCCGTCTCTCCCCACACCCGTTGCTGCATCTCATTGGCGCGACGCATCAACGCTGAGAACTCGCCGCACTGCTGCCGCTCCCAACCCATCCCAGGGAAGTGCCGCCTAAGCGAATGGGGATGGCGTCCCAACGTCCTACCAACGTCGGTGTAGGAGCAGCCGTCAGCCAACAGTTGTGCCGCCCTGGCCTTCTCAGCATCAGTGAGTGGTGGGCCTGATGGTGGTTGCGCTATCCCCATCTCACTTCGGATACGTACCACCGAGCGTTTGGTGATGCCGATGAATGCTGCTATCGCTGGGGCTGAATATCCTTGCCGGGTCAACTCCACCACCCGCTCACGACGCGCCAGGATTTTTTCGGGGCTGTAGTCGCCGGCCTTCACGCGTCACCCACGAACCGCACGTAGCAGATGCCGCCGCGGTTTTCGGCTTCAAACCCTGCGTCGCGGAACGCGATAGGACATCCATGGCGCTTGCCGTTGATGTTCCGGGCTGTCGTCGCGCAGGACGCCCTGCTTCCCCGCTTCCGCGGGTACTTGGCCCACTGGTTTGGGTTGTCACGCAACGCTTGCGCGAACCGCATCAGAATCGGATTGGCCCTCGTACGCGAACTCCGAACTATCTCGGGTAGTTCATCCACGAACTCAAACTCAGGCACGGTCCCTCCCAGGCGGCAGCATCGCTTCGACCACTGCCCGCTTCGTCTGCGCCTCAGCCCGCAACAACACAAACGCCCGAACCAACTGATCCAAATCCTTATCAGTGCCCGACCAAGAAACACCACACAGTCCTACGGTTACCGTCTTGTCGTTGTAGGAGACCGTCAAACGGTCGGGATCCACGAACCCGTCACGGAGAGTCAACATGCTCATGACGACGCCTCGATCCGGTTGCGTAGCTTCGTGATCTGACCTCGCAGCGCGGCAATCGTCCGGTTGTTCCGCAGGCTCATCTCGCGGTACGAAGCGACCTGATTCTTGAAGTAGTCAGCGTCAGGTGCCTTCAGCGAAAGGACGGCGTATCCGCTATCAATGCCGTTCTGGTTCTTCGAGACGTGGGTGATTTCCCATATCCCGGAGATGCAGCGGTTACCGTCACCGACGAAGGTGAGCGCGTCACCTCTCTGGAAGTCGTTGCCCTTGTCCCAGACGACGATGCAGGTCTGGTCGCCGTATGAGATGCGCTGGGCTTCTGTGCGCTTGATGTCGTGATTCCAGATGGTCACGCGTCGGCCTCCAGCCATTCGTCGGCGATGTTGATGGCCTTGCGGATCTCGGCGAGCGGCGACATTTCCTGGTCGACCGCAGCCTCAGCCGCTTGCAGCCGTTCCTTGATCTCCCTGAGATCGCCGTAGACGTCACTCACTTGTCCCCCTTCGATTCGATGCCGAGGACACGCCAGCAGGCCGCCTCGGTGGCGTCGAGCGCCAACTCCCACAGTTCGTTCAGCCAGCCGATCACCGGAACACCACCCCGGCGAGTAGGGCGTCAGCGGCGAACACCACGGCCAGGGGAATCAGCCACAGCGCTGCCTTGCGCGGAGGGTCATACTCTGCAGCAGCTGCACCGCAAGCCATGACACCGACTGTGAGCAGCCCGCAGGCGACCAAGCCGATGACTGCGACGGCATGCCAGTTCATGCGCGGTACGCCCCACCCAGAGACCCGCCAGACGGCTTGTGGTCGTTGGCCCACGCCAACACCTCAGGTTCGAAAGCCGGGCAAATGTTGTGCACCGCCTGGTAGAGGACTTCACCGGATTGATACGGCTGGACGCCGGCGGCCCACAGCTTCTGCAACACCTCAGTGATCCCGGTGTCGGAGTCGTCGTTGCCGAGCATCGCGCAGATGGCGGTGGCATTGCGCAGGGTGTAATCGTTGACCGTTTCGGGATCGGCGTGGGCCTTCGCGGCCGAACCTATCGACGCCCCGACGATCACGCTGGCCACCAGTAGAGTCGCGACTGGGGAACCCTTCTCCCGAATCCACTCCGTTATACTTTCTCTGGACATTGGACCTATCTCCTCTGTTCGTGGTGCCGTCCGCTGATACCGGGCGGCACCGTCTTTTACTGCTCGGTTTGTGGGTGGGACTGCTCGTAAGCGAGCCCCTGAAGCTCAAAGAGCAGCGCGGAGACGACGAGCTCAGCGACGTGCTCCGCGTGGTTGGTGCCGTAGTTGTACGCAGTGCAACTACACCTCTCCGCACGCTGCAGGTGCGGCGCGATGTACTCAGCCGCAACGGCTTCCAGATCCTTGGCCTTGAACATCGGTAGGGAGATCCCGGCGGGGAGGTCGGGGGCACTCCCCGCCGGAACAGTTGGGTGCCCCTCGGAGGGGCGGCGGGGGAATGCCGCTATCTCCTCCGAGGGGCCATCGCCACCCACCTGCGGCGGGGGCGCCGACTCGATGATGGTGGGCGACGGGTCCAACCCAGTGGGGGGCACTATCGGGGGGGAAGTGCTCACCCCCACCGGGGAGTCGATGAATGGACAAGCGTGTAGACCGCGCATACCGCAGCGGCACGGCCCGTCGAGCAGCTTCTTCCACTCTGCTGCCGTGGTCGGTTCGTAGTCGGGGTCCAGCTTCTCCGTGCCGTCCATGTAGTCGCCACGTTCATAGGTGAGGGGCGACCAAGATGTGAGTACCGCATCCGCAAACCGTCCGCAGAAGTGTTGGACCGCAGCAAGCCTCAACGTCATGGCCGCTTCCCCTTGTAGTTTCCGAGGAACACGAACAGGCCAGTAGAGGCCAACGCGACGATGAGAATGACGGCGTTAGCCACCGGACACCTCCGCCATCTGCTCCGGATCGGACTCCCCAGCGGCCAGCGCACCGACACGGCAGGGAGGACAAGTACGGGTCGGGGTTTGGTTGGTGAACTCCCTGCTGCACCTGATGCAGATGAAGCTGAAATCAACGACTGGGAGCGGGTTCCGGTAGTGAGTGCGCGTCACGACGTCGCCTCGCTGAAATCCCAATTCAGTCCGCCGAAGGTTTTCTCCATAGCGGCCCGTTGACGCGCGAGCCGCTCCTTGGCGATAGCCGACATCTGGATCAACCGGAGTTGACGCAGCAACTGACGGTTCCTACTCAAGGTTTCAGCCAGCTCGGGATCGTCGGGGAAGTGGAATACGTCGAGGCAGATGGGAATAGTCGATCCGTCCTCCAGTAGGAGGACCTCATCGTCAATGGGCATTAGCTGCGGCTGCGGAGAAGCGCACGTGGGGCACTTCGGCTTCCGCACAACTACCGGCACTGGCAGAGGGGCCAGCGTGTACGCAACGTTGTATCTAGGGCCTTCGCTGCGGATCGCCCTCTGCTCGGCAACGGCCAGAGCCTCGCGTGTTGAGTGGTTCTCGATGGCGATGTTCGTAACCTCGGACCACCACGGCTGAGTCTTACTGTGCGTGCGGAACCGCATCTTTGGGTTGTTGGTGATGCCGACGTACAGCAACTCGCCTTCAGCGTTGAACATCCTGTACAGGACATGCGTCTTCTCGGTCATCAGGCACTCCTCCGCGGTTCCCAGGCGGGGCACTCACGGGCGAACCGACGAACCTCGGACACCTCGAACACGACACGCTTGCCGACGGTCTTCGCCGCGATCTCGCCGGCCCGAACTAGCTGGTCGAGCTTGTCGGTGGAGATCCCACCCAGAAGCTTCGCCGTGGTTTCCCGATCAACGAACGGCGGCTCAACGACGACCTGGACGTCTGCAATGTCGCTCACGACGCCGCCACCATCGCCAGCTGTCCGCTGCCGCCAAGGCGTTTGTGCAGTTCAGCAAGGCCCTTCGGGGTGATTCGGATCGTCGGGTCAGACACCCGCATCTGGCCAGTGGGCTCATGCAGGAACGGCTTGCTCAGCTTCTCGACCAGGCGCCCATTGTCGATCTGGGTCTGATATGCCTTCCACCTGCTGGTGGAGTGGTTGCGGAAAATCCAGCCCTCGGCGGCCATGAAGGAGAACAGCCGGTCGCGGCCGATGTTGATATTCGGGTCACGCGACAGCACCTTCGCGGCGTCGGCGACCTCGTAGTCTCCACTGGATTCGGCCATGTGGGACCACGCTGATGCGGGAGCCTCGAGTTCCCTGGACCGGGCCTCAGCCTCAAGGCGGGCGCTGCGCTCACTCTCAACCCGCTCTTCGGCAGCGACCAGCTTCCGGGCGTACTCCAACCCAGTCAGCGGACGAACCTCGAAGGCTTGGCGGCGAAGTTGGTAGAAGGCGCGGACGAGTGCCTTCTTGAAATCCTTCACCACAGTGGTGTTCCGCATGTACGTCATCAGGAGCGTGGCGTGCTCCTCGTTGAGGATCGCCACCGCTTGGTTCTGGATACCCCCGGTTGTCTCGAAGGGTCGCATCTCAAATGCGACCCCCCCGAACTCCTCGAAGTCGGCCAGGTTGTTGCGGATGAGTTGCAGAACGGTCCGGTGCTCGTTGCGCGTGCCCTCGGCGATGATCAGCGAGTCGGTCTGCGCGGCGCCGTCATCGGAGATGAGTACTAGGTCGGTGCTCATGCTGTCGCCCCGTTTCCATTGCCATTCCCGTTGTCGCCGTTCTCTTCGCCGAACTTGTCTTCGGCCTCGGCCTCGGCCTGCTCACGGGCTTCGACCCACTTCATGCCGGAGCCGTGAAGCTCGCGGGTGCGTTGCCGCACCCAACCGGGGCGAGGATCGACGGGGCTCATGCTGCTGTCCCGCGGTTGTCGTTTGAGCGTTCGGCAGTTGTCAGTCGCTCCTCAAAAAGGACGTCGGTAGGGACGCCAAGCGCTTGGGCGATGCGGTCGGCCGTTTCTGGGTAGCAGCTGTTCTTGCGGCCAGTAGTCAGGTGGTTGATGAAGCCGGGCGTCTTGCCGCAAGCCCTGGCCAGCTGTCTAGCCGACAGCTTCTTGGAGTCTTCTGGGCCGACGAAGGCCCTGAAGAGTTCTGTGCTGCGGAGTTTCATCCAGGTTCCCTTGGGTCGTCGGCGGTAGCGAGTAGTTGCCATCGGGTTGTCCCCCATCATGCTCGGTAGGTGCCTATTTGGCAAGCACCACTTGGCAACAGCATGCCTACCGGTAGGCACCGTGTCAAGGAATTACAAGCGAGTAGTTCCGCAGGCAGCCGTTTTAGTGCATCATTGCCACTGACAAGTGGTAGGCAGATGTTTGTTAATAAACGGGACTTAGGCGGTAGGTGGCTTAATTCGTGCCCATATTGCGGGGAAAAGGTATGAAAGGCGATAATTCGGATGTGCCCACGCTCGCCGAGCTAATAACCGACCAGAAGGAAGACAGCGGCCTGTCTTATGAGCAACTAGCGGCTAAGTCGGACAACGTCCTCACGCGCCAACGATTCCAGCAACTCGGCAAGGGGCTGCGTATCACGGAGTTCCCCGAGCCCGCCACCCTGGCGGCCATCGCAGTTTCGCTCGATGTCGACGTCGCCCTGGTCGTTCTCGCCACCGCGAAGTCCATTGGCCTATCCGTCGACACGGGCTCCGAGAGCGAGCTCGGAATGATGCTCCCGGCCGCAGCGCGAAACCTCACCCGGGACCAGCGCAACGCACTGCTGTCACTGGTTCGCAGCATCGTCACCGAACCCTCAGGAGGCCGTCGCCCCGCCAGCGGCGCCACCGAGAATGAGCGTAAGAAGTTTCCCCTCCACCGGAAGGGAGCTGTCACTCTCGCCGCCGAGGATGCGGCGATTGAAGATCGGCACATAGATCGCCAGTAACGCCATCAGCTCTGAGGGTTTGCAGTCCTCCATGCCGATGTGCTGGGTTCCTCCCAGGATCTCCTCGAGTTGCCAGGTGAGCCAGGGCCGCAAGTCGTCCCCGTCGTCGGTCATGTAGTCGAGTGCGGCATCGATTTTTCCGCAGATGGCTGGTGAATCTCGGTGTGGCATGGATCAACCCCTGTTTGCTCAATGGTTTCGCCGCCTTCGGGTGGCCCGTCTAACCGCTGGCAGTGTTCTGTCCAACGCCCCAGCCCAACCGAAGTGATGGAATACTGTCCCGCCAGCCCGGCACCGTCACCCATTGTTGACACCTCATTACCTGGTCGGCAAGGGTTTCGACAAATCAACATTGACGCATGTGATGATTTGCTGAACGTGTTGTGCCACCGGTTAATTCACCTCAGTGACACCGTCCCGCCACCTACAGGCATAAGTGCCGTTACTGGCTGGTAACAGCACACACAGCAAGTTACGTTCAGTTCAGAATGTGGCAGCCACGGTCAACTGAGGAGTTCTCCCAGCGGGGCCATCATCAGTCTGTGCCGCTCAAGGTCGGGGTGGGCATAGATGCGTTGCGAGTCAGCGGTAGCGTGTCCGAACAACTCCAGGCGGGACTGCTCATCCACCCCAGCCGAACGAAGAATGGTCGCGGCGGTGTGGCGAGCGATGTGCATCGTCAACGTCTCACCCTCCGCGATCACCCCCGCCTCGAGGAGCAACGTCTTCCAGGACTGATAGTCTTCCCGCGGGCCGATCGGGCGCCCGTCGGGGTAGTGCCACACCAACCCGTGCGGATTCACCCCCTGGACGTCGTGCAGTGCCCTGAGTTTCACCAACAGTGGCCCGAGGATCGGGAGGTCGCGTCCGCCGGCGTCGGTCTTCGGTCTCGTCCACAACAGCGATCGGTGGCAGACCTCGTACTCGAAGTCGGGTGGCAGATCCCGCTTCCGCTGTGGGCACCACCCAGGGCCGCCCTTTCCGCACGGATACCACGGGCCTTTCTTCTGCTTCGACCCTTCGGGGCGGGTGTTGGTGGGTTCGCCGCAGCCGTGGACTTGGGAGATGGATTGCAGCTGCCAGGAGATGTCCATCGACCCCTTCTGAAGGTCGACGTAGTCCCATCGCAGACCTATGAGTTCGCCCTGCCGTGCTCCGGTCAGGAACGCTGCGGCCCAACGGGTGGCCTCTGATTCGTCACGTGACGCATAGGCGGTCTGAAGGACGTGCTTGACCAGCTGCACGTCCATGCTGGTGCGTTTGCCCTTCTTGTACTTCGGCTTGTCGACGGCCGCGGCGACGTTGAAGGTGAGCATCTGCTCCCGCATCGCATCCTTCAACGCCTTCTGCAGGATCACGTGCGCCTTTACCGCGGCCCTGCGTTTCCCGATCGCCTTATGCATGTCCCGGACGTGCTGGGTGGTGAGCTTGTCCAAACGCTTCTTCCCCAGCGTCGGGTTGATGTGCAAGGTGATGGAGGTCTGGTAGTCGCGTTTGGTGGTGGGGTCGATGTTGTCGACGTGGATCTCCGTCAACCACCGGTCCATCCACTTCTCCACGGTGGTGTGTCCAGTGACGGCTATGCGGCCTTCGTCGACGTCGGCGCGGAGCTTGCGTAGTTTGGCCGCTGCGGTGTCGAAGGACTTCGAGGAGACGGTCTTGCGTCTGCGTTCCCCGTTGGGTCCGAGGGGCAATTCGTAGCGGCCGATCCACATGCCGTCGGCGCGTTGGAACAGTCCGCCGTCGCCTCGGGTACGGCGTTTGTCTCCCACGCCGTCTACTGTACCCAACGCTGTACCCTACGCATTCGTTCTGATACGGACGGTATCGGACGACGGACTAGCTTGACCTGCGGGTTTTCGCCGTACACGCTGGTTATTCTACCTATTCGAGGTGACTTTTAATCCGCAGGTCCCAGGTTCGAGCCCTGGTGGGGGCACAGGTCAGAGGTCATAGCCGATCGGCTACTTGACCCTACGTTGTACCCTAGTGGCATGACCAACGCCGAGGGCGTTCTGTTCTGCATCGGCTACGCGCTTCTCCTGGCCTTGACCATCGCCGTAGTGCCGCTCCTCTCCCGGGCTGTGGTTCATCGGGATCGTTGCCACACCCGGTACGGACCAGAGTCGTATCAGTTCAGAGCAGCACAGAGAGCAGTAGACGTGATGAAGGGGCCGACTGAGCGCGTCGTAGAGAGGATGCCATGACCAGCTGTAGGTACTGCGGCAAGGAAATGAAGTGGCTGTATCCGAAAGAGGCTGTGCCCTACGTGATGCAGTGGGGGCATGTAAGTCTTGAGGATGCACAGAACTGCATTAGGCCCGATGGCACTTGGCCGCATCCCGGACTTACATAGGTTCCCATCGGTGGCGTCGTTTCAGTTCAGGGCTGCGCAGAGAGCGGCACAGGAGATAGAGGGAGGATGGAAGGCGTGAAGTTCATGGATGAGTTTGGCCGGGAACTGACTGGCGACGAGATCCCCTACCACCTACGTCTCGATGCACCGCCGTTGGGTCAGTGCAACCGCTGCCATAGGAAGACCTGGTCACCCGACGAGTTAGGCGCGGAGGACCGGATGACGCAGCCCGACGGAAATCCGTGCGGTGGCCGGGTTGTGGCTGTAGAGGGGAACCCACCAACATGAGCTACCACGACCAAGACGACGTCATCGGCTTCTGCGGCGACATGCGACACCCCTACGGATGCCAGGATGAGTGCGCCAACTGCGGCCAGACGATTCGAGACGGTCAGGCCGTGGTCGACACCATCCCACCCGTGCACACCAGATGCCCCGGGGTCTCGGTACTGAAGCAGGGACAGCCATGAGCGACGAGCAGCTGACCGAGGAAGAGATAGCCGACATCACCAACCCGGATGGCACCTACGACGCACAGAAGTTGATGGTGTGGATTAAACGGAGGAACCGGCGTAGGGCGAAGGAACTCGCCGCGGCGTGGGGTACGTATGCGCCGCTGTATTTCCCGTGGCATGACGGCACGGAACGGCTCGGCGAATGAAAGCCTTCCTCGGTCTACTCCTTCTCCTCGGCTTCGTCTGCGTCTACTGGAAACTGACGTTGTGCCTGCTGCTTCTCTGGGCTGTGGTTAAGGCTGCACCTATCGCCTACCGGGAACTCCAAGAGGAAAGAGCTGGTCGGCGGGTGCGTGCTGAGGGGTTACGCGCCCGCGCAGACCGCCAGAGGGTGTGGTTTGAGTCTGGGGACCCACGCTGGGTTACCGGTGAAAGGATGCAGGGATGAGCGAGCATCAGAAGGTAGCGGGCGGCATGGGCACGGTGTTCTGCTCCTGCGGCCAAACCGTCAAGCAAGACGACTGGACGGTGCATGCCAGCGGGTTGGACGCGGCGTTGGTCGACGCCATCGACCAGTGGATGCGGGTACCAACCGAAGGGATGCAGTACGCCCACGGCAACGCACAGGGCATAGCGCGGGCACTAGCTGTGCTGCGGGGGACGACGTTCTCCGACGAGTGGGTGGCGGGGTTGGACCGGTACCAGAACACCATCGTGACCGGCTCCCCCGTCCCGCCTGCAGTGGGAGGATAGAAGTGATTCGTGAGTGGTTGGAACGTCACCCCAAACTGGTCGCGTGGGTAGACGCCCGGATTGAGCGGGCGGAGATCCGCCGCAACGTGGCGAACCGCCCCATCGGGTGGGATGCCGAGCACATGGGCAGGATGACCGGACGCAACGCATTCGGGGATTTCTTCACCATCGGCTTCAGTCAGCCTCAACCTTGGCGGCCGCAAGCGAGGTGGGTGCTGTCCATCTGCCCACACTGTCCGGATGGGCGGCGGGCCTGTCAGGAGCATTGGCTGTACGACTACTTCGAGACCACCGAGCATGGCGGGCTGCTTGCCTGCCAGGTCGCTGCTGATCGGTGGACGATGAAAACGTATCCGATAGCTGCAGCAGTGGGCGGATAGGGGCATGATCGAGACGCAAGCCGGTGAGACGATCATCGAATACGAAGACGCCCCGGATGGGTTCGAGCGGATCGCTCGGATAGCGATCTTGTCCGGGCCGGCTGGCGCGCTCAACGATCTGTTCCCCGGAGCGCTCTACGAAGTGGAAACCATTGGAACAGGAGTCTGGGACTTCCAGGTGTTCTTCCCGGACGGGTCGGACCTGCATTGGCCGATACCAATCCATTGAAACGCAAAAAGCCAGCCGTTGACTACGTGAGTCAACGGCTGGCTTTCGCTTGTCGGGTAAGCAGGTCTAGGGGATGCCGGTCATGTAGTTCATGATGGCGACCACACGGCGCTGGCTGCGACCGCTTTCACATTTCCGGCAGTGTCGCTTACCGCGATAGGTGCGGGTGTTCTCGGGCGTGTACTCATGCTTGCGAGGGCAGTGCGTTTTAGTGGCCCACGGGTGCGTGCCGTGGGTGACTTCATCCCGCAGGTTGTTGGATTGCGTATCCCACCGCAGATTGTCCAACCAGTTGTTCGCGGGGTTTCCATCGTTGTGACAAGCCACCTGCCCCTCCGGGCAAACGCCACGAAATGCGGCCAATACCAACTGGTGAATGTTCCGCTTGCTCTTCTTTCCGTTATGCCACAGGCTTACCGTCTGGTAACCGCGCTGATGAAGGCCAGGGCGCAGGATGCGCTCAGTAACGCTGCGGTGGGAGTCGCCCTTGCGCACCACGCGTGACAGGGATTTGACGCGGCCGAGGCTGGAAACCTCGTACAGGCCCTCGTAGCCAACAACGGGGCGCCATTCTTCGATCGGGGTAGCATCCACTGCTAGCCCTCCTATTCTGCTAGTACCAGATGGGTGGGTCAGAGGCCGGGATGCGTTGTCGCGCACCCGGCCTCGCCTACGATTCTAGCTTGTTACCTCGTCATAGGGCTTGAGGTGGTGGCATTTCCGGGAATGGGGTCAAGTGAATGTCGGGCATCTCCTTGTGGCCCTGCGACCAAAGCTCAGCCCTCAAGAGGTCGGCCATGAGGTCGAACTTGACCACCACATCCCTACCCCACGGGCGGACCTCCTCGAAACCCCACTTCTCCAACGCCAACAACCGGATGTCCCGGCGCGCGTTGGATAGGTCGGACTTGTTCTTGATCTCCTGCTTGATCGACTCACTGTTCACGATGGCGGACTCGATCTGCGCCGCGTCGAGCTCGGGTTTGCGGCGTTCCCGAATCGCCAGCGTCAACGCCCCGATGGCAGGGATGACCGCAGCAGCTATCAGGACGTACTCGGTGATCGTCACTGCTCTTCCAGACGCGCCACGGCCTCGGCGATGAGCAGAGTCCGCGCCCGGCTGTACACCCGGATGCGGGCGACGAACTGCGCCAGGAGAACAACCGACGTCATCGAGAAGGCCGACGTCATCCACCCACCCAAGGATCCCGACGTGGAGGTGAAGCTGGTCGACCCGTAGATGCCCATGCTGATGGCGATGGAGAACATGCCCACCGCCCCGAACGAGTACGGCAACCGTATGTCATCACCCAGCATCGATGAGGCGATGTTGTCGCGGGTGCCGTCCAGGAACGTCCATCCCCACACACGTGCCCCCATCGCAGCACCCGTGAGCACTAGCGTGGACCCGACGAGGAAGCAGGCCGCCATCGCGAACTTCGTTGCAGGCGACAACGACACCAGATTAGACGTGACCTGCGCTCCACTGATCACACTCCACCCGTAGCCCTGCGTGGCCAGATGCAACCCGATGTAAGTGGGGTGCCGGTCCAATCGGTCATGCCGGAACCGTTCCGGCCGGCGCACCCGGATGGAACGAATCTCCTCGATGACGACTGGGCTGTCTTCGGCTTCGAGGATGGCCTTCGCCTTCTCTGGGCTGTAACCCAGAATCCCGACCACGATGCAGGCCACCAGGATCACCGGGCCAACCAGCAATGCTAGGCCGATGATCACCGACGAGTTCACTTCCACCACCTCGTCCCAAGGCCCACCTTGTAGACACACTGGGCGGTGAGGAACCCGACCCCCATTAGGTAGGCGCACAGCCAGAACACGCTGGGGACGGGCTGGCCTGGCTCCTTGCCGTACCAGCCGGTCCCGATGAACACCGCCAGGACGACGGTCATGCAGGCGTGGCCGCCGACCTGCATCCACAACCCGAGGAAATCTCTGCGCAACAACCCGGGGTGAACGTCCTCGGCGGTCGAACCGCCGTGCCGCAAAGCCAACCCCGTCAATGCAACTGGGGCGGCGAGCAGGGGCATCCACGCCCACGCGTCGTACACCATCAAACCCATCGGTTCCACGATGAGCGTGACGGGGTAGGCGAAGAACGTCAGATGGATCGACGCGGCGATGAACCAGGCGTAGTAGAGCCAGACGAATGTTCTCACGCTGTCGGATCGCAGGAGTTCCCGCATCCAGTTCCGTATGGGCCGATGCCTATACACAACGGCTTTCACCCCGACCCCCGGTTGTGGATGGCGAGGAGGAATGCGGTGGTAGTCCAGCCGAGGCACCACAGACCGACGAGTATCACGGCCACGACCAGCTGCCCGTTGGTGACCACATCAGTGGCCGAGCAGACCTTGGCGGATGTAATCAGTTGGCGCGTCCAGGTTGTAGCCGCCGTGAGGATTCATATTCCCGAGGAACATCACTCCGCCGACGATCGCCTGGAATAACGGGATGATGTCGTCGGCCGGGGTGAGGAAGTCCATCATGCGTTGCAGCAACCCGGCAGGACCTCCGGACCAGCTGTTCTCGGCTGCAATCTTGTAGATGGCAGTGCGGTCGAGGCCGGCTTCGTTGTCGGGGTTCTCGGAGTACAGGTCGCCAGTGCGGTTGGCTGACTTCCACCATGATGGGGTGTTGGTCATGCGGACGTCGGAGATGCCCTGGGTGTCCTTTTTGGGCGGGTCTGGCCACCAGCCAGCGTCCGCATTCTTCTCGCGGTATGGGTCGCCGAAGGCGATGGCGCGCTTGAGGTGATCGCGTCGGGCTGCGAGACGAGACCCGGCAGGGGCGTTCCGAAGGTAGTTGAGGAACACCTTGTTGGTGATGATGGAGCCCTGGCTGAATCCCAGCAGATACCAGTCCAAGTCGATCGGGAACGGCTTGCCGATGTCGGTGGCGTCCTGGTTGAGGTAGCGGAGAACTTCGTCAACACCGGTCTGGTTCTTGAACGGCAGACTAGTGCGGTCGTACGAGATCGGTTGGTGCCACGCGAGCCCTTCGGCTTCCATCTGCGCGCCGATCGCAGCGCACGGTCCGATCCACATGTCCGACATGTGTCCTTCGACGGTGATGATGATGGGCCGCTTCGGAACCGGCGGAATCGGAATCTTGAGTGCGATTAGGTCGACGTCGCTGACCTCACCATCCTGAACCTGCTGGGTGCGTGACTCATACTCCTTCTGCCACAACACTGCCCGCGGCCCGAACTCGTTGGTGTCCGTGGGGAGTGCGCCATGGAGGCGGGTGTAGAGGCCACCGAAGCGCGCATTCATGATGAGCCGCCAGGTGCGGACGGACTCGTTCTTATCCCCCAAGCGCAGAGGCATCAGAGGTCGTTTCTAATCAGGTTCCACGTGGGTCGGTTCGACGGGCGACGGCCGCCCTTCGGACGGGCACGCCACAACCAATAACGCCTCATGCGTACGGGTCGCGGTAACCGCCAACCGACGGCGGGATGGCAGGCGATGCGGGGATCTGCGCGGTGGCAACGACGACGCCGCCAATCACGTTGGGGTCCTTGTCCAACTGCTTCTGCGTGATCTTGTTGGCTGGGGAGAGCAACGCCAGAAGAGGCGGCAGGACGGTCGCGATCAGCAGCGTATACAGCTGATCCTTAGTCGTCGGTATTGGCGTCGTGCCCTGAACCCAGTTGATCAGCAGTCCTGCAATGGCACCACCGACTGCCGCCGCGACAGCTTTGACCCAACGCTTGATGTATGTCGTGTAGAACAGCTTGATGGTGTTCATGCCTGGACTCCATTCGTCGATGGATCGATTGACTGCAGTGCTCTGGTCAGTGCGGTGCGCTGAGCGGCGTCCATGCTCAGCACGTGATCGGTGTAGTCCATGTTCGAATCCACCGCCCGCTGGATCTTGTCGCCAGTGGTGTCCTCGGCCGTAGCAACCTCAGTGCTGACGACAGTCGGGGGTGGGGCAATCTGGTTGATTGCCGCCGCGGTCCTGTCTGCGATGTTCTGGGCGTCGGCGGGGCTGATAGTTGCGTTGACTACCTGCGGCACAGCGGGAGCGGTGTTGTTGACCACGGTCGGCACCGCACCAGTTGCCTTGAATGCCTTCTGAATTGCCGCCCGGAAGGAGATGAGTCCCAGGCACCACTCCTGGCCGTATTGCTGCAGCCACGCCTGATTGACGTTGCCCGCCCACGACGCCGGAGCCACACCCGTCGACGCGACGGTGTTGACGAACTGCTCCGCCAACGTCGTGCCGAACAGGTAACCCCATGTGATGTTGATGTTCTCGACGTTCCCGTCGAGGTTCCACAAAATCCCCAAGGGGGAATCGACGGGGTTGCCGTCGGGCACCATGAAAGACCGCGACGGCCCCTTCTTCTCCTTGCGGTACTCGTCGTACAGTTCGGTCAGCATCTGCAAAGCTGTCGGGTCGCTCATCCAATCGTCTCCTGAGTCTGTCGTTGTGCCTTGTACGTCGAGTGCTGCGAGTCCCATTGACTTGCAGTGGTTCCACCGGTCGGTGCGGTCCTGAAGGCCGTTGGTGCCACCGTTGATGGCCTTGGTGACACCGACGATGTCCCCCGCATCGCAGAGGGAGTTGATCTGCGGGCGGGCGACCGTCCAATACCAGACCGGTCCGAGGAACCCGTACTGGTCGGTAGAGAGTTGAGTTGGGTTGTCGACGAAGAACGTCGGAGACGGGACGTAGCCCTTGCCGAACGCCCACTGGGACAGTTGGGAGTAGTTGTTGCGGCCCGTGATTTGGATGGGTCCACGGCCCTTGAACCGCACCCCATCCCCCGGTTGGGTGTTACCCAGATCCGAACGGCCCTCGTACTCCGAACCGGAAGCAATCTCTTCCATCCACTTCAGGCCACCGGACTCCTCACCCAACTGAGCCGCGAACATGGCCAGCCGGTTCAGGTTCCCCGACAGCCCAGCCTCAACACACGCCGCGCGGTAGCCGGGGAGCAACTGCGCGTAGCGGTCAAGGGAGACAGCGCCGCCCATCGCATCCGAAAGGTTCTGCGCAGTCAGACCAGCAGCAGGCGGTGGGGTGTTACCGCGGCGGTAGGTCGAGAAGCCGTCCGCGCGGATGTGGTCTTTGATCCACTGCCCCAGTTGGCCGCCGCGCTCCAAGTCGTAGCTGCCGTAATCCATCTGGTGGTGCATCTCGTCGACGTAGGCGTCGCTCCAGTCGCCCGCCCAGAACATGATGCCCCGCCAATAGGCCAGCAGGTCGCGTAAGCGTGCCAGCTTGTCCCCGTTGAGATTCCCGCGCTGCTTCCACGGGTAATATTCCCAGTTGAAATCCATTGCGGTGGCGTTCAAATGGTTGGATGTGGGCACGCTGTTGGTGGGTGTGTAGCAGGCCGTCATTCGGTCCACTAGGGGCTCTACGTAGGCGTGGTAGTCGGCGGCGTAGGCCAGCATCGCGGTGCCTGCGTCGTCGTTTCGTACCTGCATCGTCACGTCTGAACCGGGGACGGTGCGCCACACCAGCAACGGATCGTTGGGGTTGATCCGGGGTGAGGGTTCCCAACCGTCTTCGGTGGGCATTACTTCGGTCGCCAGGCATCGAGGATGTCGTCGATCAGCGGGATGCCGATGTCGATATCAGGGATCAGGCGGTTCAAGTCGTCGCGGACGTTGTTGGCCACCGCCACAACGTCTTCGACAGAAGCAGTGACACCAGGAATCAGTCCGGCGAACGCATGCGCTGCACTCGCAGCGGCGAGCGGGATGAGTGGGGCGATCTTCTCGGTGATCAGATCGGAGAGCAGGTTCTTCAGCGTGGCTTGGACCTTCGGGTCGGAGAGCACGTTGACGAGCAGCTTGAGCAGGAACGCCTGCATGGGTTGCCTTTCGTGGGTTTAGCGGAGTACGGGCACTAGCTCGGTGATTTCCATCTCGGCTTGCATCGCGGCGGTGTAGCCCATGTCGGCTTTGAATTCCTCGAGCCGCTCCCGGTCCTCGGAGATGGCGATGGGCCGGCCGCGGAAGCTGAGGACACAGCGGGTATCGGGGCTCACTTGACGCCTACAGGTGCGGTGGCGTCGCCCTGGTCTGCGAGTAGCCGGGTGAAGGTGCTGAACGACATATGGAACCGGCCCCCCAACGCCCAACCGCTCCCCCAGGAGTTGAGGAACGTGAGAGTGGAGGTCGTGTAGTCAATTCCGAGGCAGAGGTATTCGTGACCGCCCGCAACGTCGCCGCTGATCTTCACGGTGCCCGACTTGTCGGGGGTGAACATCCCCTCATACCAGCTGGTTCCGACGATGACCGGTTGCAGTTGGATCGCTGCGGCGAAGTGGTCGAACCCGAACGCGTGCTTGTACCCGGTGAAGTAGCCGAGACTCTTGCCCGCCTTGGCTGCACCCAATCCGCTCGAGCCGTCATCGGTGGGCGGGTAGGTGTTGTCGGGAATCCCGTCGAGATGGGTTGCAAGCTCGTAGATGCGAACCGCGTCAGCCTCCGACAGATAGCCCTTCTTCCGGCTGGCTGCGAAGTAGTCGGTGTTGATGAGCTGCGCCGTCGCATTCCCGGTGCAGCTGCCCAACTCGCCCTGATCTAGGACGGGGGCGTGATGCCCCCACAAGACACTCCGTGGGGTTCCGGCCTTCGAGGCTTGGTAGAGCCGGGAACGTTGGTCGTGATCGACGCGGCGGCCAAGAGCAGGCATCAAGAGGCCCTTTCAGAAGTGGAGATGGTGGTCGACGAAGGTTTCGCCGCCGAAGATCAGCCAGCAGCCCCCAGCGAGGGCGGCCACGATCACGCCGCAGAAGCAGCCGATGAGGCAGCCGAAGCCATACCGCGCCATTGCGGACCTCCCGAAGTAGGGATCAAAGAATTGCGGTGACCGTGTTCGACGGGGCCGAAGTTTCGGAGCCGCCGTATCGGGTGCCGACCGTCACCGTGAACGTGTACTCCTGGCCAGTGATCAGACCATCACCCCTCAACGTCACAACGCCATCCGTGACCGACGTTTCGATGACGTCGAGCGCCGCATCACCGTCATGCACCGTGTAGGTGAACGGCCCGCACGGCGAAGTGGGCTCAGCAAAAGACACCGTGTACTGATCCGACGGAAGGGCCTCCACCACCGGAGCCAACCCATCCCACACCAACGGAACATCAACGGTGAACGTCGAGATGAACTCCGAGTTGGTGAACGCGCCGACGTGCTGACCGTGGCACACCAGCCAGTCCCCTACCGCAGCAAGGATGTCCGGGGAACCCGGCTTGGTCAGCTTCACCGTCCACATGACGATGGTCGAATTCGGTTGCGGGAACGTCGTAGACGCGGCAGCGTACCCGAGCCTGGCCGCCGCAATGAACGCTTCCGTCGCCGCATCCGGCTGGGCGGGGTCGAGCCGCCAGGCCAACGTCTGCGACGTTTCAATCGGTTCAACAACAAGACTCATGTGGTCTCCAAATGACGAAACCCCCAGCATGGCTAGGGGTTCACGGGGTTAATTTCTAACGGTGGAGACCATCACAACTTCAGGATTTTATTGCTTCCATTGTCGAAGGTCACACTCACGTCCCCTCCGTTTGGCGTGACTGGTAGCCCCGTAGCCGTGTCAATATATGCAATGAGTGGCGAAGTGGACTGTGTCCCAGTGTCTTTCCAGATGATCAACGCTTCGCACGATGTGCCGGTGACTGCGGTGAACGTGATGTCGGCTGCGTCGGCGACGCCGGCTGTGGTGGTCTTCGATGTCAGCGCTGACGAGGTGGCGATCTTCGAGCCGGTGGCGACGTCGGAGGCGAATTGGTGGGTGGATAGGTTGACGGTGTAGGCGCCGGTGTCGACGAGGTACACCTTGATGGTGTCGGAGGTCCAGTTGATGCCTCCGTTCAAGAATGCTTCCCTGCCTTTATCGTAAATTGCGTTACTCATGTGGTGGTTTCCTTTCGTTTGTGCAGCACAAATAGTCCGCCGGGTGGCGGTTGACGTTTGCTACTTAGGAGAGGCGGACGTAGACGCTGCCCCATTCGATTCCTGATGGGGGCGATGCCGTGAACGTCGCATTGGCCGTCGCGTCAGAGATCGACGTGCGGGCGTTGGACGTACCCGAGATGTTGTTGCAGCGGTTGGTGCCGCCGGACAACGTGCCTAGCGACATCGCGGATGCCGCGATGCCACCGAACACTTGGACGATCAGCAGACCGGTAGAGATGGTCGCCGCGTGCGAAGGGCCGAAGCCCGTTCCGAACGTCGTCGTAGCAGCAGACACCGAGGAGACGCCTGCGTAGGACACCGAGCTACCTGCGTAGCCGGTGACCGAACCGGAGAACGTAACGACGATGGTCTTCGCGCCAGCGGATACACCGGCGAGCCGGAAGATTTGAGTAGAGCCGTTGGAAGAAATGTTGTTGTTGTTGACCGATCCGACCGAGGTCATCGCGGTCCCACCGCACGTAGCTGTCACAGTGACGTTGCCGAAGCAGACGGCCGAGACGAACACATCCGCCGTTCCGGCGTTGGTGTGCGTCCACGTCATCGAGGTACCTGCACCGACGACGCCGGTGTTGACTGCGTCCAGCGAGATACCCGCGACGTGGGCCGTAGCCGAGCCGAAGGCTTCGGCGGAAGCTATGCCAGTTCCACCGACGTTCATGTTCAGCTGGGCCGTGCCGAACGCACCAGCCGTAGCGATGCCGGACGGTGCAAGGTTGGTAACCCCTACACCGACCGTCGAAGAACCGAACACCTCCGTTGATGAGATGCCGGTCCCGGTGATGTTCAGGTTCAACTGAGCAGTGCCGAACGCTTGCGCGGACGTGATACCGGACGGGCTGACGGTGGTGATACCGGCTCCGACAGTCGGAGAGCCGAACGCTTCGCCGGAAGCGATGGCCGTTGCGGTCAGGGTCTGCGGGCTAGCGACGAAGACCGTAGATGAGCCGAACGCTTCGCCGGAAGGTATACCGGAAGGCGAGATCAGCGGAACGGTGGCGAGCAGGGTGTGATTAGAGCCCACCCAGTGCTCGTTCGTTGGAGAGGACACCGTGCCGGTGAACGTAGTCGATGCAGCCGCGCTGTCGGAGATCGTCAGGTGCGCGTAGGGGCTAGATGCGTTGTACCGGTTGGTTCCACCCGAGAGGCTGGACACCGACCCGCCTGGCGTCGACTGGGTGCCTGCGAACGACTGGACCGCCAGCTGTGCTGACGTGGTCGTAGCGGACTGCGACAACGAACCAGAGTTCGTTACCGACGTGTTCGTTGCCGAACTCACCGATGACACCCCGAGGTATGACACGGAGTTCGACGAGGCGTAAACGGAGGGGACGCCGCCGTTGAACGAGACGGTGACGTTCTTCGTCCCGCCTGGAATGCCTGCGAGGCCGTACCGGTAGAACCAGGCCCCGCCCGTCAGGTCAACGGAGGCGATCTGCGTCATCGCTACGCCGTCGTAGGTGACGGAGAACGAAGACACCGTGCCTGCGAATACGATGCTCACGATCACGTACGCACCGACCGACCCGTTGTGCGAGTACGAGAAATCGGTAAAGAACCCGGTGTGGGCGCTGAAGCCGGCTCCTATCGAGTCGAGCCGGGGAGGGCTGGGGATCGTGATCAACCCGAAGTCCTCAGCCGAGGGAATGCCGACTGCCTCAATCAGCCAACCCCGGATCAGGGTAGGAACTCCCAGCGCTTCCGCTGAGGGGATTCCGTTGGCCCGGGCGATCTGGTTCTCGGCGTTGGCAACTACCGGCTCTCCGAAGCCCTCTTCGTCTATGCCGGTGAGGGCTATCGACTGGTCGTACGTCAACAACGTCGAGCCGAATGCCTCCGCGGAGGGGATTCCGGTGATGCCGATGAGCTTGCCCAGACTGGGGGTGCCCACGGCCTCTGCGGAGGGGATTCCGACGAGCGAGTCGACGAATGCTGCCGCCCACCAATACGTCCCGCCTGGGACGACCGGAGTTGATCCGAACAGATTGGTAAAGGGGAGCGTCATAGTTGTTTCACCGTGAGCCACCCAGACCCATCTGCTCCGGCACCGACCGGCATCACGCCGAGGAGGCCGAACAGACCCGCACTACCGCCGCCGCCGCCGCCGCCCGGTTTGGCGCCGGATTGTCCGGCGGCTACTTCCTGCCCGCCGAAATACCTGCGCCCCTCCCACGTCTGATCAGGAGAGCCTTGACCCTTCTCGTTGGCGGATTTAGCCGTCCTGCCACCGGCTGCGGTCAGGGTCGTCACACCGGTACCAGACAGGGTGGTGGCGGTGCCGTCCGCGCCCGCTGCGCCGCCAGCGCCGACGGTGACCGTCAAACTGGTAGTCGTCAGCGGGATGTTGGTTCCGTAGACGAGGGTGGCGAGTACCCACTTGCCTGCCTCACCGCCGAATCCGACCGCCCCGAACCCCGCGAGTTCACCACCGGCCCCGGCGCCGTTGAGTGCGACGTCGATCCGGTCTCCGGCTTGGATATAAGACGGGATGGCGAACGTGTGGGTTCCCGGGGTCTTCTCAGACCACCGGGTATCCGGCTGGTAGTCAGGTGGAACGTTCGCGACGCCGAAGACCACGAACGGTTCAGTGTTGCCGAACGTCAGCGCAGAAGACGAGACAGTAGACGGGGAAACCCCGCCCGTGCTGGCCGTCGCCCTGGATGCGCCGTAGTTGGTGAACACCGAACTCGGATGATTCGGCAGGTTCAGCGGGCTACCACCGTCGTTGATGACGACTTTGCTTCCAACCAAGTCGACCGACGTTCCCTGTGCAACGACCTCCAACGCCACCAGCATCGACGCCGACACGTTGATCTCACTCACCCCGGGGAGCGTCACCGAGATCCAGTCCATCGTGGAACTGATGGAGGCGGAGATGTCACCCGAGGACCACAGCCGATCAGTCCAGTCGCCCGTCACCGGGTCGACGGTGTAGACGTTGAGGTACACCCCCGTGCCCGAACAGCGGGCCAGGATTTCGATGAACCCCTTCCGCGCTGCCTGAGCGCAGTTGATGAACCCCGCCAGCGTGTGACCTGAAGCCACCGTCACCGTCGACAGTGGAGCAGTCGCCAATGAGAACGTCGCCTCACCCGTCGGTTGAAGACCATTCGACAGCGGTTGGACCGAGTTGTTCGCCAACTGCTGCTGCTGACTGATGGACAACTCCAACGCCGACGAGGCATTGAGTGCCACCTGCCCTTGCGCTTCGAACAGGGCGCCGAGTCCGGAGCCGGTCATGTCCTGCTGGGTGGCTGCGGCGGTGGCGCCGTCGATCAAGTTCTGATACGCGGTCAGCATGTCGGCGATGCCCTGCGGCCCCTGCACAGACGACCCGGGCAGCGTCGGAATGTTCTGAATGTTCGCCAACAAACTCGCGTCGATCAACGAGGAGACTTCTAGCCGACCTTCGTCGAACCAGACGGTTCCGGTGGTCATCGCATCCGGTTCCACGTCGAACACCAACCGTGCCGTCGCAGCCCCTGGGGGCATCACGAACGACGCTTCCAAATCCACCCACCCTCCGGACGCGGAGTCCGGGTCGGAGATGGTGGCATCCGTGGCGATGACACTGATCGTCGGATGGTCTAGGCCGGTGATGAGCGGGCCGGGAATCGTGTTGCCGAAGGCGTCCTTGGTATCCGGCCCGTAGGCGTTGATCCCGACGAGGATCGAAGGACCCTCGGAGACGACGTTGACCCACTGCACCGAAGCCTTCCCGACGACCACCTGTAAGGGTTGAACGGCGACCTGGACGCCCTCCAACTGGTGCCGCGCCCCTACCAGCGGGGGGGTGACTTCGTCGGCGTGGGAGTTGATCTCGTCCATGACGATCTCGAAGTACGTCCGATGATCCCCCGTGGACAGGAACGGTTGCACCAGATAATGGGATTCAGCGTGCGGAGTGCCCAAAAGCGTGTTGGCTGCGGTGACCAACGCGAACCCCGGGTTGGAGAGCGTTGCGGTGATCAGGATCGTGTAGAACGTGATGGCGTCGTAGGTCTGGGCTGCTGCGGTCTGCGCTACCAGATCCCGAAGCCCGGTCTCCGCAGGCGTGGTATTGCCTAGCGCCGCGTAAGGATCACCCGTCGTGAAGGTGATGCCGTCGATCTCGTCGTACGCCGGGTAGGTTCCCGCTTCGAGTGCCCACTCCCACCAACGGTCCTCGGTGTCGGTCAAGGTCGTCGGGTAGACGCCCCACCCCCCGGCAGGGGTGTAGTCCGGGCCGCCGGGGAACCGGCGGTCCTTCTGGCGGCGGATGTTGCCGAACACGAACCCGTTCAACAAGTCAGCGTCGCGGGCGGTCAAAGACCCGTGCCTGATCTCGTCGTACACCATCGACATCACGCCAGCACCCTGTGACAAACCCATGAGGATGAACTTGCCGGGGGTTTTGTTGATCAGGTCGATGACCGACCGAGCGCCTTCTGCTAGTGATCCGCCCATCGGATACAGGGCACCCGGGTAGGGGACGTTGATGACGTCGAAGTGCGTCCAGTCCAACAGGTTTTCGCCGACGACCTCGAAGGTGCCTGCGTCGTTGACGGTGTTCACCGACGACAGATGCTTCAGGTAAGAAGCCGGATCGGGCCACGCCCACAGGTTCGCTCCGGGGGACTGCTCCCACGTACCCCCACACCAATAGATGGTGATGGTCTCGGTCCGCTTGGTGCGGACACAACCGGACGTCCCCCACGTGGTGGAGCCCTTACCGGGCCAGTCGTACACCCACAATCCCTGACCGGCGACCGAAGTCTGGTTGGCGAACGACGCATCCGGCAGCAGGTTGTTCGACGTACCCGGGGTCAATGCAGTCAGCAGGTTCGCCGGGATCGGGGTGTTGGACGTCAAAGCGCCTGCGCCGACGAGCTTCTCGAGCAGCATCTTCATCGCCGTGTCCGGGTTGAACGTTCCCGGGGTGACCGTTCCCCCACCGTTGCCGTCCGGTGGGGTTGTACCCCCGGTTCCGCCGGTACCCAATCCTGATCCGCCGAGCCCCAGCGCGCCGAGGAAGTCTTCGAAGAACTGGCTGAGTTGGTCGAGAGGGTTGCTTGAGGCGCCGCCGCTAAGTCCGGTGATGGCTGCGGCAATTTCCTCGATGATGCCGCCGATGGAGTCGATGAGCCCACTAGCCCACGCCGACAACTGCTCGCCCGCGGGTCCGGGGAGTAGGACGCCGATGATGGAGAGTACGACTTCCTTCAGGATGCCTTCGATGAGGTTCTTACCCCACGCAATGATCTGCGTCTGATCCGGTAACTGAGCGCCAGGAACCTCAGCGGGGGGAGTATGAACCGAGGGTAGGGGTGTGACTTCTTGACCCCAGTTCGGATCAGCAGACGTCATGGCAAGGGGACAACTTCAACGTAGAAGCTGGTCGTTGAAGCCGAAGTGCTGAACGAGTCGGCCCCGGATTGCCGCTCGGCGCGGAGGTAAATAGACGTCGGACCTGAGTTCGCGCTGATCTTCCCCAAGCTGGTGGAGGCACCAGCTGCGGGTCCGGGGATAAGGCTGAGGTCCTGCGGCGTCGACAACGCCAAACCGAACTTGCTGGCCACGATGTCACCAGATGTCGCATTGGACACCCGCGCATACAAGTTGGCTGTGCAGTCCGCGCCCGTTCCAGTGAGGATGGACTGCCCGAATGCCCTTGGCCGCCAATCGAACGGGAACGCAGGCACCGAAGCGGTCGCCAAGGTTCGCACTGCCCCATCACTGGAGGTGGTCGAGGAGATGGACGCCGGCCAGTACGCCCCACCAACCTTCGGTGGGGTCCAAATAATCCCAGGCCCACCGGAGTTACCCGTCGCCGTGTAGGCGGGGGAGTAACCCGCAGTCGCGGTTCCTACGAGATCGTCGGCGTTGAGGAAGTCGAACGACGACGTGTCCCCCGGCGGACCAGCATGCAGAGTAAAGGCCACATCGTAGACCGGCTGCACAGTCCCACTACCCGGAGTGACGAGCGTGAAATCAACTGATGCTGCTGTGGCATCGGTGTAAGCCAACTCAGTGATGGTTTTGTTGCGGATCGTGATCGGCAAACCTGGATCGCCCTGCACCATCGCAGGAACCGCAGCCCTACCGCCCGGGGGCGCGAAGAATGCATGAGCCACACCAGTTTCCGGGGTGTAGTCCTTCGAAATGAACAAGGCACCTTGCCACAGGTATCCGTCGACGCCGTCCCAGGTGTACTCAACCCACGGGGGTGGAACAGTAGCCACGATGCTCCTATGGTCAGAATGTTGTGTGCAGTGGTAAACTCTCGGCATGTCCGAAACATGGTTGCCAGTACCGAGTTACGACTTCTACGAAGTGAGCGACCAAGGCCGCGTCAGGTCGATAGACAGGGTCACGCGCGGCAGGTGGGGGCCAAGGCCGTTGAAGGGCAGGGTCCTTCGGCAGTCGCCCCAAGGGCGGTATCTCGTCGTCGGGCTGTACAAGGACGCGAAAATGAAGACGTTCTCTGTTCACCGTCTTGTACTGCTGGCCTTCTCAGGCCACTGCCCACCCGGGAAGGAGGGGCTGCACTGGGACGACGACCCGACCAACAACCGGTTGGAAAACCTGCGCTGGGGCACTCCCGGCGAAAACCAACAGGACTGCATCCGAAACGGCAACCATCCGAAGGTCAACATCACCCACTGCCCCCAAGACCATGAGTACAGCGCCGAGAACACCCACATAGACCCACGCACCGGGCATCGGTTCTGCCGCTCCTGCTTCAAGGAGAAGGGTGCCGCCAAGAAGACTCGTCCGCATTCTCGCGACCGGACGCATTGCCCGCAGAAGCATCCTTACGACGAAGCCAACACATACTTGGTTGGAGGGCGTCGTGCCTGCCGAACCTGTGGCCGCGATAGGGCCAGGGAGTACGCGCGCCACAAGCGGGCTCAGCGGTCGGGCTAGCTATTTGGCGCGAGCGTTAATATATTCACGGCTTCCTGCAAACCTGTCACGAACCGTTGCGTCTTCGCCAATGGGGCTTCTTCGGCTTTCCCGTCACCAATCTGCGCGGTGACTTTGACGCCGTCCTTACGGTTTTCGGTCAGGAGGACGTTCTCGACGTAGTCGGTCAACATGACGCCCTCATCGTCGATGATCGACATGAGCCCGCCGACCATGACGTCCCGCCCCACATAGAAGGGTTCGCCCTGACGCCACGTAGCGATGGCTGCTCTGTAGCCTCTGGTGTCCCAGGCCATGTTTATGAACGTGAACAGGGCGTCGATGTTGTACGGGGCGGCACCGGTGGGGTTGAACTTCTCGATCCGAGTGGCGTACGGCCCCATCGCCACCCGACGGTCGAACATCTCGATCAACTGGAAGGCGAGGAACGCGTCGTTGAGGAATCCCTCTAGCAGATTGCTTGGGACACCGGTGATTCCGATCACGATGGTGATGCTGTCTATCAACCAGCTCAGTGCTGCGTTGATGAGGTCGTTCATCCATTTTGGTTGTGTACCGGTCGGTGCCCCCCCAGTTGCCCGGGGGGGC